AACCGAACTTCGCAGGATCGTGCTGCACAATCTGGGAAGGAACGCCGACGTGCGGCAACTCTTCGCAGATCACGCGACAGGCCGGCAGAAGGCCAAGATCATCACCGGCAACGTCGTCAGCGCGTTTGGCCAACTAAAGGGCAAGACAAAGGGTAGGATCATCGCTTTCACGATGGAGGACGGCACGACTCGTCAGGGAATCTTGCTGCCAGCCAAGTTCGACGTGAAAGAGGATGTCGATCAGACCTATGCGATGCGTTCGCCAGAGGGAGCAAAAGCGTTTCTCGACAGCGCGGGGCAGCGCGAAGCAAAGTATCTTGGCAGTTCGGGCGGGGAAGTCCAGGTAACCAACCATGGAACCTATGGCTGGAGCATCAAGACGAAAGCCTCGAAAGCGGCTGGAGGACAGTTCTTTCTTGATCCTGCGTTGCGGTCCACGGTGGTTGGAGACGACTTTGCTTCTTCCGGCGGCATGATGAGGGCGGAAATCAAAGAGGGGCAGGAAGTAAAGGCTCTCAGGATCATCATGCAGAAAACGGCTCTCTACCCAACGCCAAGCGAAAGCGATGCCGCAAGAGAGTCCGATGAAAAAGCAATGACAGTAGAAGGGAAAACGAGTCCTGCCGAGAGCAGGCTGTCCGTTCCTTCTGAGCCCGATAAGACTGAAGCGAAGCCAGCAACAGATTTGACGCCAACGGAACGCCAGATACTTACCAAGTTGAACGGCTGGACTTCGGATGAATCCCTGCTCTACGACTTCGACGATCTAAAAGAGCGCAACAACGCGATGGCTTCACTCATTCGGCGTGGACTGGTAGAGCGTAGGGACACCGCTGGCTCGCTCGGCCCCGACTTCCGCAAGACTCCAGCCGGAACTGCCGCATTGAAAACAAGGCAGGCTTCTGGAATCGGCAACACTTATTCCTTCCTCGGAACCGGCGCGGTCGGCCCTCTGGCCAAGAAGACTGGACAAGACATAGCGCACGTCGCTTCCGTACTCGGCAAGGGAACGATGGAAGACCTTATCGCAGCCTCGGGAGCTATCGCCAAAACAGCCAAAGGCGCAGGAAAAGAAGTAGCCGCGCTGTTCTTCCCGACGTCTCTCGCCTCAACCGAAGCGCTGGACATCATGGGTCGCGCCACCGGCAGGCCCGAGATGGATATGTTCCGCGCCGGAAAACTCCTTGAAGGCGTCGATAAGATGTTCGAAGGTATGCCGCAAGAGGACTGGGTTGAGTTCGTCGACCGAATTCAGAATCCCGACAACCCGGACTACGGGAAACAGGCCACTCCCGAGCTACAGAAGGCGCAGGAGCTCATTCAAGGGATTCTGACGCACCAAAGGGAGGCCGAGCAGATCGCGGCCAACCTGGGCCGTCCTAAGAGCAAACAGGTGGAACTGCAGGACAAGGCGGACTACTTCCCGAACCGTTGGGAGAAAGCGCCCGGAAGCGATCCGCAGGACTCCGAGCTCGACCGTATTTCTCGAATCGGGCGTAGACCCTTCGAAGGAGGAAAGAACTTCAAGCGACAGCAGAAGTACACCTTGAAAAGCGGCATCGAGGAGGGCGGAAAGCCGATCGGCAATCCTGTTCGGATGGTCCTGCGCAGGATCCAGGAGGGCTCCAAGTATGTCGCCGCTCAGTACGCCATGCACCAGATGAAACAGGCTGGCATCGTTCACTTCCTGCGGAACGGTAAGAAGTTGGAACCCGGCGAGAGCGACATCAGCAAATTCGACAACATCGGAAAGGTGTATCGTCCTGTCGAGACGGAGGAGGGTGGGACACTCTACCAGCAGACAGGACGATGGGTTGGAAATACTGACGACCTTCGACTCCTGGAGAACTACCTCAGCCACGACTACATCCGCGAAAGCAATATCGGTCGTGCGGCAATGGCGATCAAGACGGCCTCGACCCAAGTCAAACTGGGAGTCTCGGTCTTTCACTATGGGGTGATCTGCTTCTGGAACCTTGCGACAGGGCTCAATGTTGCTCTCGATAAAATCTACAATCAAGGCGTTCGCCAAGGGGATGCAGCAAAAATAGCGGCAGGACTCAAAGAATTACCTGAAGCCATCTGGAATCTGATTGGCGTTATCCCAGAAGGTAGCAAGATGTTGAAATACGCCCAGAACCCCGACGAGTATTTATCCACGCCCGAAGGCCAGAAGTGGGCAAACCAGCATCCCGACGACCCGCATCTCGACACGCTTCTGTGGGCGGCGGGCTTGCGCTACGGCTTGAATCAGGACTTCAACTCTTCCGAGCACGGGTTCATGGCGCAATTTACGAGGATTATATCCGATGCGAAATCCGGTCATCTCGGACCTGCGGTCGTGAAGATCGTTCCATGGCTGGCGCAGGGGATTGTCTACCCACTATTCGCGCATTACATCTCGCGTGCCAAGTGGGTTTTTGCAAAAAAGCTCCTCGCCGACAAACTTGATCAGTACAGCCAGGCGCTCGCCGACGGCACAATCACGGAAGACACCATCGCGCGCCAAGTCGTTGCGACGATCGAGAATCGCTTTGGTGAGTTCAACTATGGGCGCCTGTACTGGAACAACACGTTCAAAGCGGCGCTGCAGTTGGCGCTTACGGCGCCGGGATGGAAATACGGCACGGTAGCCACAGCCGTAACCGCGGGAAAAGAAGCATTCGAGTCCCGCGAAGATCGGGCAAGCCAAAGACCTGGGGCCAATCGCTTCCTGTCGAACATGCCGGCGCTGGGTCTCAATCAGGGCGGTATCCTGTCGGCTGCGATCATCATGGTCGCGGTCGGCACGATTATGAGCAAGCTGTTGACGGGAAAGTGGCCGTGGGAGTGGGCCGAGCAGGACAAGAAGAAGAACGGCCTCTCCGAAGCCGGAGCGCTTGCGCTCGAAGCCGCCCACTTCAGAACTGGCGGCGAAGATCAGTACGGCAACCCGAACCGGTTCACCTTCCCTACCGACTTTAGGGATTACGAGCACGCCTACCTGAATCCGAAAGGCTACGTCAGCAGTTCGCTTGCGGCTCCGGTCAGTTCACTTTTCGACACCTTCATCACAAATCGAGACTTTCGCGGCAACTACGTCTACAACCCCGAAGACCCGATCTGGAAGAAGATTGAGCAGGCCACAGGCTACAACCTGAAGAACGATTTCACCCCCATCTCAGCAGCCAACTTTGTCGATAAGCAAGGATCGCAGGACACTGGAAGCCGTATTACCCGCGCCCTGGGCGTAGGCAACGGGACCCCAAAGGCATTCGACCGGTCGGCGGCTTTGAACAAGGCAATTGCCTACCAGCATGTCCACGAAGGACCTCAGACCCCGGAGGAAGTCCAAGCGCGGGAAATGGCAAAGGAGCATCCGACCGTCCATTCAGCGCGCATGGCGCTCAAGAACAAAGACGTGCCGTACCTGAAGCGCATTTTCGAGATGCAGCCTGGGCATGGCGGCCTGACCTATGCGGAAAAATCGGAGATTTACAATAAGTACGCTACCCCGGAAGAGCGGGCGATGCTGAAGCCAATGATGCAGGAGGTTCAGGCTAAGATGACCCAGCAGGCTAAAATGAAGATCCATCAGGCTAGAATGAACGCAGCGGCAGGACGCTCCGCGAACCAATAAAATGACCACTAGACGACGCACCCGCAAAGAAGAGGACGAGATCGAGTTCGCCTCCTGCATGATGGACGCGAACACATACTCCTGTCTTTTGATTGCGACCGAATACGGCGATGAACATGCCGCTCTCACTTTGGGCTGGGAACTGGAAAAGGTCAAAGAAACCCTTCGTTCGCCGGAAGCGCGCCTGTTCATGCAAAAAGCCCAAGACAAGTTCGTTGCCGAACTCGCCAAATCGAAACTTCGCCAACTCCGCAAAGTGGATATCAGTCCCGGCGCCGTCGAAGAGCGCCTGATGGAACTCGCGCAACTCGATCCTTCGCAGACCAAAGGAACCATCGACGGCCAGGTCAAAGCCCTGAGGACGCTGGCCGAGACGCTGGGAATGCTGGGAGCCACCGACGATCCATTGCGCGGCAAGACTCGCGCGGACCTTGAGGGAATCATCGCTTCGGTACGAACCAAAGCCGGAATGCTTGCTGGCGGATCGCCCGATCCAGTGCCGGAGTATTGATTTGTCCGACCATATCGACTTTCGAGAACTTCGGCGCGCCGCCCGAGCCGCCATGCTTCTGGAGCAGGAGCAAGAGGCTCAGGATCGTGCCAGGGGCGTCGATTCCCATGTCACCGACCCAGGCAAAAAAGAACAGTCTCGCCGCGTTCGAGAAGCGACATCCAGCACCTACACATGGCTCACGCAGCACACGAAAACCTTCAATCCCCATTGGAAAGAACAAGGGCTCAACAGCGCATACCTGCCGTTCCCGAAGTGGCCCTTCTTTCCAGTCTTGCTGGAGTACATCGAGGACGACTCCGAAAAGGTCAAGCTGATCGAAAAGAGCAGGACCATGATGGTCACTTGGGGAATCGTTGGATACTTCACTCTCCAATCCATGCTGGTTCCTGAGCGAGAGGTCGTTGTCCAAACCATGACCTCAGAAAAAGGCGAATTGCCGATCGAGTACGCGAAGTGCCTTTATTGCAGTCAGCCAGAATGGTTGCGAGAAGCCTTTCCACTTCCGAAGCCGGCCGAAGACCAGCCAAAGAATGAGTTTCGATTTTCGAATGGGAGCGTTATTTTCGGTATTCCTGCGGGAGCCGGCAAGATCCGCTCGTACCATCCTTGGGGCTATTTCTCGGATGAGACGGCGTTCCAAGCTGAAGCGAAGGATGCCTATGCGGAAGCATTGTCGGCGGCGAAGAAGATCGTGCTCAATTCGACTGCGGCGCCGAGCTGGTACTTTGACTTCACCGCCGATGTGGATTCGGGAGGAACGCAGTGAGCGACGAGTCCCTTCGTGCGAATGATTGGGAAGTTAGAGATGTGAGCATCGCCGTGGGTCGCAGAATGGTTAATGAACACCATTACGCTAAAGGGGCATCCAATACGCGCACCTACCTGCATGGACTTTTCCGTAAAGGCGACATTTTCGACGAACAATGCCAAGGGATTGCGTGGTGGATTCCCCCTACGCGCTCTGCGGCTGAAGCTACATTTCCTGAGCGGTGGACCGGGGTTATTTGCCTGTCCCGAATGGTAATATTGCCCGAGGTTCCACGCAACGCTTGCACCTTCCTATTGAGCCGATCCAGGAAACTGATTGATCGTCGACTTTGGCCCTGTCTTGTTACCTACGCCGATACTTGGCGAGGCCACACGGGAGCGATCTACCTCGCAGACAATTGGAAGCCATGCGGGTTAACGAAGCCCGAAAGAACCTACGTCGTGGACGGACGAATGGTCGCGCGTAAAGCAGGCGGCAGGACTCGCACCCATGCTGAGATGCTGGCGCTTGGGGCCCTCTGCGTCGGTTCGTTCGCCAAACACAAGTTTGTAATGGTGCGCACATGAGCGACGAGACTCCTCTTGCAAAAGCCGTAGCCAAACTCGACGACGTTCCCGAGCAGACGCCCATCGAGGTCATCCACGGCGTTACGATCCGACGCAAGAAGGGTGGCAGAACCATCATGCGCCTGCATTACAGCGCCATCCCTGAGCGCGATCCTGCAACAGAAAGAGGCGCATTGTGGCAGAAGCGAGAGAAGTCCGACTACCCATCGATGGCTCTCTGGAATCGCGAGCAGGAGATCGACGCCAACGCGACAGGAGGCGAGGCAGTCTTTGCGAGGGTTCTCAGTCAGTTCTACGACATCATTGTGATCTCTGATCCGCACTGGTTTCCAGATCCTCGGTGGGACGTAGTGGGAGCTATGGATCATGGTGTAACTAACGCCACTGCCATTCTTAAGGCCTACATCCCGCGAGCGACCATTGACCCCGCCACCGGCAAAAAGAATCCCCCAGAGGTCATTCTGGCCGGAGAATACTACTCCTACAGGCGTGATGGATGGTCAAACACGGTAGAACAGAACTGCGCGATGATTATGCGCGGCGGTCGGCTGAAAGCGGGAAGCGAGGAACTTGTCGACGAACTGGATGCTCCGGTCGACCCCATGCCCGACCTAGATCGCGCGCGCTGGATTGTCGCTGACCCTTCGATCTTCTATGAGAGCCAGGTGCAGGATAAAGGTAAGCCAACCAACGTCTACCAGACCTACGCCAAGAACGGCTTCTACAAGATGCGCGCCTACGACGGCAACCGCTCGGATGTCTCTTTCGTGGAATGGATGCATTCGGATTACTGGAGAGGAATCGCGAACGGCCGGCCGCCCAGATTGAAGATCGTGTGCAGGAATCCAAGCGATCGACCGCAGCCAGGGCTTCATCCGTACGATTGTCCAAATCTGGTGTGGGAGATGCGGCGCGCCAAGCGAGTTCAGATGACGGCGAGGCAGCTTCAGACCAGAAGCCAGTCCGAATCTTTGCAGGACAAAGACAACCACCTTTTAGATTGCATGAAGATGCTTTCAGGAACCATTCGCAACCCCTCTTCGATTCCCTTCGAGGAGCATTTGAATCAGGAATTGTCGAAGGTGACGGACCCGCTGACTCAATCGATTCGCGCCAGGTTTCTGATGAGCGAGGCCATGCTTACCGGGAAAATCGGGTTGGATGGAAAGCCCCGCAAGAATGGGAAATCGGCGCCGATTGTGGATCTGCGAAGGAAAAGTTTGGCGGGACGCTAGCGCGGATGGGATGCGGAGTCCACACGTTTGGGCGTGGCCTCTTTTCATAACTTGTTTCGCGCATTTGAGTTTCGATAAGCAGTTGTCTTAGCGCCTCGCGTAGTTCATCGTTCTCTTTGCGAAGTCTCGTGTAGGTCTTTTGATTCTCATTCTCTTGAGCCATCACAACCGTAACGACCTCATCGATGGTCATGTTACCTTTGCATTTAGTGTATTTCTTAGGGTTCTGGACAGATGGTTCGGCATCGCAAGTCATTGAAGCGATGGTTCCATCTGACCTTCGTATTTGCAGGCCCAGGTCAGTATATTGAGCTTTGGGTTCGGTCGTCGCGGTAGCTGGCTGGTTCGTCGCAGGCTTACCGCACCCCACCAGCCACAACAACATCAAAATCAAAGAGAACTGTGTGCTCATTCCGGCTTCCTTTCCTCCAAGCGCTCAAACCTCAAAATTTTCATTTCTTCGCAATAGCATTCCCAGCAAAGCCATATCTGTCCGTTAAGACAAATCATTGGATAAGCGCCACATTGTTCGCATTTTATATGCTTCACTTTGCCCTCCAATCGCTCAAACCTGCGTACATCGTCCCAAAACTTCTCCGACAACTCGCTAACGGATGGAACCGGGCGCATCAGCAAACCGAGCCAGAACGCCCTCCAGTAGCTCAATCGCAACGCCTTGCGCTCGGCTTTCGTCACTTGCCCTCCAACCTACTCGCAAAGGTTATAAACGCTCATGCAGGATCGTGCCGGGAACATCGGCAGTTGATTTTCGTCCACGCTCTCGATATAGCGGAATACGTCAGCAGCCCACGGAAACGGCTTACCGCTCTTCTCGTCGAAGCCGGTGCAAAATCTTTCTGGGATGTACGAGGGTTCAAAGAACGAACATCCGACGCGGGCCTCTAGATCGAAAAGTCTCCGCTTTAGTTCCGGTCCTACTTCCCCAGAGAGATAAGCCTTTAACTCCCGCATGTTGACCATCACGCATGGAAAACAGCCCACGCGTCCTGCGCCCATTAAGTACAGCGGATTAGGCTTCACTCCGTGCGCGGCCATCGTCGCGAAACACCGTTCGGCAGTCCAGGTTAGCAGCGGTCTCTCAATCCATGCATCGTAATCGTCGCTCCACTGACGCGCTTCCATCTTGGCGCGACTGACGCTCTCGTCGGCGCGGATGCCTTGGTAGACCGTAACCTCATCGTCCAACGTTTTGAGCCAGTCGATCATTGGTCGAACCTTAAGGGCTTCGGTGCAGAATCGCGCCTTCGCCGAAGGCGCACGTCCTTTGAGCACGCAGAGGTCTACGAAGCTGTCGTATTTAGCGCTGACAAGTGTAATCAGCGATCCATAGAGCAACGTCTGGTTAATTTCCTCCACGTATGCGTAAGTGATCGGGTGCTCCCATCCGGTATCGCAAAACACCGTCATAAAGTCCGGCAGGTTCTCTATCGCCCAAAGTATGAGCGCTGTCGAGTCTTTGCCGCCGCTGAAACAAACGATGTGCTTCATACCTCTCCCTTACCCAACCTCAGCCCTCGGTTTCCTTGAGTTTGTGATAAGCCCTCAGCATCGCGGGCAAGTCACCCTCGATCATCGCCTTGGAAGCATCGTCCAGGTCTAGCCGGATCATAGCCGCGCCGAACGCGCCCTGTACACCGAGTGCCGTGTACAGCGGAAGTACCTCGTCTCTGACTCGCGCGATCTCACGCGGCAGTGCATCTCCAAGTGTGTCCATCTCATCCCTCCACGGCTCGGTATTCGATAACCCGGTGACGCCTTCCATAGTGCGTGGCTCACAGCCGCTCCGCCGCATCCAGTACGCGAAAGCTCAGCGCCCACACCCAGGGATTCGCCTTCCATGCTCCGGGGCCGTGGATGGACTCCCAGAGCATCGCGAAAGCTGCTCTCGATCCAGCTATTGCCACGCTTGGATTGAAAGTTGGGTTCCGTTGGTCAATCAACGCCGTTCCGCCCTGCCAGTAAAGGCCTTTAGTTAAGAATGCTTGACCTACCCCTTCAGCCTTGGCATCCTCTTCGCTGATCTCCTGCAAACGCTGGACGCGGACCTCGGTTATCTCTAACGTGATCCGGCTGGCCCAGCGTGGCATGTGGATCGAAGGACGCCAGCGTATATCTGGTGGTGTTGCCCACCCCGGCTTGGTATCGTCATCGGCACGGTAGAACACCGGAGGCAGCGTGGACGCTTCCATCCCGTAGAACGCGAAGGCCTCCCGCACCCAAAGCCTATCTCCCGGCTGACCGTAGAGGCATTTCCCACACGCCGATGGCACGATGCTCTGGCCAATCTTGATATCAATAGGCTGCGGCTTGATGATCCTGCGCGTCTGCGTCTTCGCGCCCGCCAGAAGCGCCTGAACCATTGGCGCGCTGAATAGAATAGGTCTATCTTTATTGTCAGTCATACTCTCCTGCTTTCGTGGTACAGCGCCCAGAGGGTCACAGCTCCCCCACAAACTTGCCCAGCGCCCGCTTGACACTGCGCCTTACTGCTTACCGCCTTGTGATGGTGTCGCTCACCGGATCGTGCGCGATCACAGCCTCGCACTTCAACAACGTCGTAGCGGCAGCGCTGGTCGCCGCGTTCAATGCGGCCCGCACGACCCGTAAAGGATCTACGATTCCCGCGGCGATCATGTCCTTTGGGAACGTTCCAGAGGATGCGTCAAAGCCGTTGGTGTAGCCGTGATCCAGTACGTCTTCTGCGACCTTATTGGCTACTTCATCGCCTTTATATCCTGCGTTAGCCGCGATCTGCTTAAGTGGTTCCACGAGAATCGAAAGTAGCAGCGAAACCCCGCGGTCGACGTCGCTAAGTTCCGGCATTGAGTCATCGTCTAGGGAAACGTATTTTCTTGGGAAATCTCCCGGTTCAGGTTTCGCTATAGAATACGTAAGGCTCGCGAACAGCAGCGCGCTCCCTCCTCCTGGCACAACTCCATCGCTGACCGCCGCACGAGTTGCGTGGATCGCGTCCTCCACCCGAAACTTGATCTCGGTAATGTCGTTGGCCGAAGTTCCTCCGACCTTGATGACAGCGACTCCTCCCGTCAAAGCCGCCAGCCTAGTCTTGGCCGCGTCCACCTGACGAGCGTCCGAAGCCTCGTCCGCAATCACGGCCTTGATCCTCGCGATATGCGGCTCCAATTTTGCCGATCGCTCAAAGTCGGAAGGATCGGTAGTGATCAGAGTCCTGCTGTGGTCCACAACCACCCGCTTGGCGTATCCGAAGTCTGCGCGGCGCAGGTCCTCGTAAGCCTTCCCCCTGGGACTGTCGATGACCTTTCCGCCGGTGATGACCGACAAGTCTTCCAGCAAGTCGCGTCTTGCGTCGGCCCACAAGGGAGTCCGCACGACCACGATAGGAATCGCAGAAGAATCGGGACGCACCTTGTTGTTGACGATATGGATCAGCGCCTCGGGGTCGATATCGTCGCACAGGATCAGAATCGAAACGGCCCTGGTATCGGCCTGCGCAGCCCCTATGGCGGCTTTCATAATGTTCGTGGCCTCGTTCGCCGTCGAAATGCGCCGGTTGACCAGCAGCACCGTCACGTCGTCGTAGACGGCTCTGTTGCGCTGCGGGTCGGTCACGAAATACGGGTGAACCATTCCAGACCTGACCTGCATCCCATCCAAACGCTCAAGAACGTGTTCCGTGGAGTAAGAGTCGCCGATAGTTAGAGCTCCTTCCACGCCGCACTGCAGCACCGCGTCCGACACGACTCTCGCGATCTTCTCGTCGCCGTTCGCCGATATCCTTGCGGCCTGAAACGCCAGTTCGGGAGTGGTGGGAACCGAAAACTTCTCCAGAATCCCGCCGCTGAATTTCTTCTGTTCGGGATCGTATTCGCCGACAATCGCCCTGCAGGCGCGCTCAATGCCTCGGACAAGCTGCGTGGGCTCGGCGCCGGAGTCAATGGCTTGGCATCCTGCCTCGAAAATGGAGTAGGCGAGGAGGGTTGCGGCAGTGGTCCCGTCGCCAGCCTGGTCGACGCATTGTCCCGCCGCCGCTTTGATGAGGTCTGCGCCGATGGACTCGAAGGGATCGGGAAGGTTGATCTCTCTCGCCACTGTAACGCCGTCCTTGGTTGGCACGAGCATGTTGCCGTGACGGAAAATAACGGTGCGTCCGGCGGGACCCATTGTGACCGAGACTGCCTGGTTGAGCTTTCTTGCTCCTTCGAGGAGCGCTTCTCGTGCTTCTTTGCCATACTTGATCTGAACTGCCATTAGTCTTCAAGCTCCTCTTCTTCTTCTACCTAGAATGGAAAGTCTTGGCAGGTTGGCTTTTGCCCGTTGATCGTTGGCGGAGCATCGAACGGCGTCACGATCCGCTCGCCCAGAATCTCCGACTCCTGGAGAATCTTGTACGATGTCCCGTCGAAGACCTGCTCGTAGCCGCTGTACTTTCCAAACAGGACTTTGGCCCCGACCAGGTACTCGGCGCAGTCGCGTCCGACGGCTACGACAAGACCCTCGGATGGCTGTTGGTGGATGTCTTTTTCTCGTTCAATCCTGTAGTCCCCAATCTGCTCTGATTGGGCCTCCACGGTATCGGGAAGGACGAGGTAACGAAAACGGTTAGGTCGAAATGCTGGTGAGTTCATGCTGTGGTCCTTTCGGATGTGTTGAATAGCGGCTGATCCTGCTCGATGCGGCGGCGGCTCATGGCCGCGTATTCAGGGTTAAGCTCAATGCCGATGTATTTGCGGTGATAACGCAGCGCGACGACGCCGGTGGTTCCTGAGCCGGAGAACGGGTCTAATACGGTGTCCCCTGGCTTGCTACCTGCCAGGATGCATGGCTGGACCAGCGCCTCGGGAAAGGTGGCGAAGTGGGCCTCAGGGTAGGGCTGTGTGGCTATCTCCCACACATCCCTCTTGTTGCGGAAGTCAACTAGATCAACAACGGCAGCGCTGAAGCTTTCGTTGTACTTGGTGCCGCTATCTGGTGCCGATGCCTTCGGGCCTACTCCTGCATGACGTCCCTTCTCTCGGCCCGCGCGATGAATAGTTCCATGTGATCCCGCGCCGGTATCCCAACCGTCAGGCATCTTGTAGGCGCGCTGCTTTCGCTCCGCAGAATGATTCGGGTCTCTGTCCTGGTGCATCCGTGAATTCTTTCCTTCACGTCCGACGCGATCACTGTACGCAAGCAGCCCTGCCTTGGTACGATGCTCTCGTGCGCCACCCTCGTAGGCCTCTACGCCCTTGTGTGTCTTATTGCCTGGTGCTCTCATGTGGGCGCCACCCGAGACAGGCTCTTTGATCGCGTCCGCATCAAAGTAACACTTCGCGCTCTTAGTCAGCAGGAACATATACTCATGCGCCTTTGTGCATCGGTCAGTGACGCTTTCGGGCATCGGGTTGGGTTTCGACCAGATGATGTCCTGCCGCAACCACCAGCCGTCGTTCTGAAGGGCGAAGGCGAGACGCCAGGGCATCCCGCAGAGGTCTTTGGGCTTTAGGCCGTACTCTGCGCCGTTGATTCGCATGTTGACCGCAGGATTCTCCCAATAGCCATGCTTGCCGGTCGCGGTAGGATTGCGCTTCGACGTCGTTCCTGTCGCGTAAGAGTCGCCCATGTTGACCCAGCACGTTCCATCCTTGCGCAGCACCCGGCGAACCTCGCGGAACACCGCAACCATCTTGGCGACGAACTCTTGCGGCGTCTTTTCCAGCCCGATCTGTCCCTCGACGCCGTAGTCCCGCAATCCCCAGTAGGGAGGCGAGGTCACAACGCACTGCACCGAATCGTCTGGCAACTCCCGCAGACGGTCGATAACGTCGCCTTCAAGGATCGAATAGCTCACGCTACATGCTCCTTCGCTGGCACAGGCTTTCCTCCGCAGTTGTGCGACCGCGTGTGGCAAAATCTGCATCGGGTTCTCAAATTCTCCAACGTGTCCGGTCCTCCGGCCCCGCGAGAAATCACATGCGCAGGATCGAGAAAATTGCGAATCTCCGGCCACGGCGCGTAAAAACTGGTCTTGCAATCGTCGCAAGTGTTCCGGTCCATCTCGAACCTCTCTCGCACAAGATCGTCCCAGTCCTTTCCGGTCCTGCGGATTGTGCCGGTCTTGCCGATGCGGATCATTGGACAGTTGAAACCGTTTCTTGCGGGTAATAGTAATTTTTCGTGATCGCGCACATTCTCGCCGCGCTTTCGGCCGCCTGCTCCAACGTGCATCCCGTAGTCACCATGATGAAGCCGGTAAAGGCCGCCATCAGAATCTCGACCTTGCGCTTATCGGAGATATCATTCATTTACCACTCCACTCTAGCACTGAAAGTGCGCCGTGTGAGAATTATTTATTCTTCACTCGCTTTGCCGCGCTTCGATGTACGCTTCGATAAAGGCTTGCGCCGCTTGCGCAACGATTGCATCGCCATAACCGCGCAGTCGCAGAACTCGGGCGGGAGACCCTGAAGACAGCGGGAATAAGCCGGATCCAATTGGCCGGTACTTGCCGTCTCTGCCGTACCACCAGTCGCAGTCGCCCCAGAAGCCGCGAGTTGCGCCTGCCTCGGCAATTGATCGAGCCGTGAGCGGGTCGAGCCATCCGGGTCCACGCCACTCTCGGACATCCCCGAAGTGTCCTTCCAGTCGCGGGCCGATGGGGTTGTCACCGCGGCTAGGTTCGCTTGAGAGTGCAGCGTGTCCGGCGTTCCCCGGTGCGACCCCGCGCATTGGGAGTCCTCGCTGCGGGGTGTTGCCACCGCTGAGAACTTCACCGTATGTTCTAGGCTCGCTGTGTGTTTGCGCCCGTCCGTCGTGCGTCCAGTCGCATCCATCGCTTCCGTGCTGATTGAGCGGCCGCCATTCGGAGTGCAGGGCGTCGGAACCGCGCTCAACTGCGCTTGGTGCGATAACTGAATCTGGCAGTCCGCCCGGTCGGGGTCGAATTTCGACGGATGATGGTCGCGCATTGTCGGGCTGCGAACGCTCGCCAGATTCACAATCCTCCGCGAGTAATCCGAGTTGCCCGCCGCGTTGTACGTATCCGTTGCCGGGGAGCCTGCCATCGGGGTCGGGACGGTGGCTAATATCGCCGCATTGCTCAGAGTCAACCCGAAGCCGTTCCCGTTCTGGGCTGTTTCCTTGCACCGTTCCCGCCGCTCCAGCATGGCTTTCGGGTCGAGCGTCCCGAACTCTTGAGCCGAAGGTGTCGGCACAGAAGTAAAGCCGCTGCCGGATATGCGGCGCACCGACGCTGTGTGCTCCCAGTACCGCCGCCGCAATGGCGTAGCCTTCCGCTTCCATGTCTCCGCAAACAAGGTCGAGCCAGCCGTGTCCAATTGCCGCTGCAACCTGCTCGCCAAAGACTGTTCCAGGGCGACACTTGCGGATGAGGCGATACCACTCCGGCCAGAGGTGACGAGCATCATCAAACCCTCGCCCTTTGCCCGCCGCGCTGAAACTGGGGCAGGGGCAGGAACCTGTCCAGACAGGTCGGTCGTCGGGCCATCCGGCGAGTCGGAGCGCGTAGCTCCAGACGCCAATTCCGGCGAAGAAATGGCACTGGGCATATCCCAAAAGGTCTGCTGGCTCGACATCCTTGATGCTCCTTTCATCCACGTCTCCGGGCGCTACTAGGTTCGCTTTGATAAGTTCGCGAAGCCATGCGGCTTTGGCAGGGTCGATTTCGTTGTAGTAGTTCATTCTCGCCCCTCGTAGAAAGACTTGTGCGGCTCAGCAGGATCGTGATCCAGCCACGATGCCGTGTAGGGATCGAACCAGGCTTTGATATTGCAAGGACTTCCGAATCGCTGCTTTGGAACAAAAATGGCCCCGGTGTTCCCGAAATGGCCTTCCTTCTCGTCGTAGTCGCGGTGCAGCAGGACAATCGTGCAGGCGTCGTTCTCAATCTGCGACGACTCCCGAAAGTCGAACATGGTTGGAGTTGCCTGCGTGCCGCTCCTGCGCCCCGTGTTGATCTGGCTCAGCAGCAGAGAATGGCATTGCGTCCCTTTCACGAGGTCTGCCATTGCCGTCGACGCGCGCCCGACCCTCAGCCGCACAGGCTCGTCTTTCTCCGCTTGGCGGATCTTCATCCGCTGCACGTAGTCCGTTCCAATCAGCCGGCAGTTGTTCTTCTCAATCCCGCGACGGCCGATCACTAGAACGTCGTCAAGGGTCATGCTGGCCCTGTCGTGCATCCGAAGCCTACTACCCCACTCGGCCATCTCTCCCGCCGCGTTGGCGAGGCTCTCAGCCACGTCCACGGGGCATGTCCAAGGCTTCACGACGTAGGAATACCGACATCCGACCATCAGCGACAGCAGCCTGAAGGTAATCTGCTGCTTTGTGGGCTCGAACAGGAAGAGTTCCACCGCATGACCCGCCTGAAGCGTTGCGAGAGCAGCTTGAGCGAGGAAGGTGGTCTTGCCTGCTCCTGAGACTGCTCCTGCGGCAGTTTGAAATCCCGGCATCATCCCGCCTGTCAACTCGTCCAGTTTGCCGATGCCAAAGCTGAGCCCCGGCGATGCCTTCTGGCTTCTCTGCCGATTGAACTGGTCCATGCTTTCCAAGATCGAATCGGCAATGTCGGCGCCGCGCTCCTGTGGGGCGTTGTCGTCGCATATTTGGCTGATCGCCTTGACCACGGTTCCGGCGACATCCATAGCCTCGTCCGACTGGTCAGCGGCTCGCGTAATAGCATCCGAGCACACCCCGATAACTTGCCGCAGGACGCTCTTGTCCTTCACGATGCGGATGTAGTCGTCCAAGTTGATCCTGCGCGGCAATCCTTCGGTTAGTCCGACGAGATAAGAGACTCCTCCGATCGCCTGAAGTTCGTGCCGGCGCTCCAGTTCCTCGACGAGCGTCACTAGATCGACGGCGTTCCCCGCGTCCATTAGCCGCTTGATCGCCTTGGCGATGCGCAGGTGCGAATCCAGCGCGAAGTCCGAAGACCGCAACTTGGCGATGACGTCCCGCCAGAGATCGTTCTCCAGCAGGACTCCGCCGAGGATCGCTCGTTCGGCGTCCAGGTTGGCTGGAAGGCCGCGCTCGAATTGTTCCAAGTCGGCCATTTATGCGAATGTCATCCCGTAGGTGGAATCCTGCCGCTTCATGATGTCGATGATGTCCGCAGGTTTCGGAAAAAATTTGCCTTCGTCGCAGTAGGTGTCCAGAGCTTTGGCGAGTGGAACGGGCTTTTCTTTGACGAGTCTAGTAGCCGTCAATGTAAGCCTCTCCTCCGTTACCTCCTCCCCCATCATGATCGCTATCTTGGCCAATTCGATTACTATCCACGCCAAGAATTCGGGAGACGAGACTTGTAGCGTTTGAGGCGGTTGCCGCTTGCTTAGAAGTTGAATTTGATCTGCCATTGCTTCCTCCGGGTTGTTTTGGTTTTCCGTACTGATCGAGCGGACCGCCAGCGAACTTTCCTATTGATCGCACCCATGCTCCTGGGCGTTCGGTTTGCGACACGTTGTCGCTATCTCCGCGATTCTTCAGAAATCGCTTGAATTGTTGGACTGTGGTCTTCGGCGCCGAAGACAGATAGAGTGCCAACGCTTTCCCTTCCATCCCGTCCCACTGCATTTCTACGTCGGGGTTGCGCCATTCCCAGAAGTCGGCAATCGCCTGCTTAAATTCCGCGTGTCGTGAGGCGATTAGGTCGCTCTTGATCGTCCCCGAAGGCTTGTCCTTCGGAGGCTTTTGCTTTTGCTTTTGTTGTTTAGGTAAAGGTGATTGTGAAGGTGATGGTGACGGGCATGTCTCAAGCATTGCTTGTGCATTGCTTGGCGCATCCTCCAAGCAGTAATTTTCTATGCTTGGAGCATCCTTATTCCACTTCGCATTTGCGGCTTTTCTGGCCTTTTCTGAGCTAACCCTTTTCTTTTCATCAGATTTAGCTCTTTCCGCCTCCAAACGCTTCTGAATCCAAGTTCCATCGTCCTGTCGCGTGAAAAACTGCTTGAGCACTGCTTGAGCATTGCTCCAAGCATCCCGGTCAAGCCTGGTGATCCTTCGAAGCGAATCGTCGTCGGCCGGAAGCGGTCCCGTCTTCCACTCGTGCATGAGGAGATAGAGGTATGCGCCGCTTTCTTCCGTGGAGAGATGCGCAGTGTCGGCGAGATAATCGCCAATGTACAGCGGCATCCAGATGTCGGCCTTTGACCCCACACGTCCCTTTCCCTAGAAGGCGGAATGGGAGAGCTAGGGACTCTCCCAAACCTAACCACGAGGATCAGTCGTGGCTGAATATCGCTCGGCGCGATAGACCCATAGTACCAAACTTCGGCTCTGTCCACCGTAGACCCACCTGTGAAAATCCGTCAAGTGCAAAACAAAAGGCAACCTGTGGATTGGTTGCCTCTCGATGTTCAAATACTCGTGTCAAGTTGTCTACTTTGGTTCGTCGGAGCGCTGATCGGCCTCCGTCGGCACTACCGCAGGACCTGCCTGAACTCGTGGCGCTCCGTCCGGCGACTCGTCGGGAAGAGGCGCGATGCCGGTAGCCGAGCTTCCATCCGCGTACTGTTTTGTCTCGTAGACGAGATGGTCGTTCACGAGCGGACTCTTGACCGTGGGAGTCGGCATAGATCCAGACTGAGCGGCGGTGGCCATCTGGATCGAATCTTTCAGCGCTTCAGGGTTCAGTTGACGCTTCTGCCCATCGGCCTGCAGGAGCGCAGGATCGCCTTCAGGAGCTTCGAACAAATTTTCCAGCAGCTCGTTGCCTTGGGAAGAGTCGTAGAGCGCCATGTAGGCGATCGAGGAGGTTCGGTTCTGAATTGCCTCGTGGGTGATGTGGGGAACTCCGGCTTGGCGTTCAAAGGCTTTGGCCCAGTCGGGTCCTGCGAGGTTGCGGGTGTCTACGACGGGCTGCTTGGGGTAGACGACGGTGACGGTTGGGAGTTCGTCTTCCGCCGCAGGACTCACAGAGAGTACGTGCGCGAAAGCGTTGCGAATGACGTGGGCGCCGTCGAAGAAGGAAACTTGAACGAGTCCTCCGATGACGGGAAGGAAGGAGTTGTAGCGAGACAGCTGAGCCTTGTTGGGCTGCTCGGTTTGGGCATAGTCGCCGTTATGGTAAGGATCAGGCTGGCCGCTGTTGTCGACGGGAACCTGATCGAGGTCAACTGGGTTGGGCTGGGGTGTCATAGTGCTCCTTCAGTGCGTTGGTCTAAAAGCTGCTTTTCGGGTGAAACTACCTCGGAAACGCTGCGATGCGCTCGTCGAGCACTTGGCAGTATTCGTCCATGATTTTGAGCTGGCGCTTCAGGCGATCTTTCTCCTCTTCGGGAAGATCGTTGAAAGCGCCAGTACCGATGAACATTGCGAGCTTGGTGGCTTTAGTCCCCAATTCCACCTTTTCCGCAATGACGCGCTCGGCGAATGTTGAGTTGGCCTTCGTGTGACCTTCCTCAAACGCCTTTTCTGGAGAGAACGAAATGTAGCCGTCTTGGTACTGAACAAGGTACCAGCCGGCCTCGGGAGTCGGCTTGCCGCTAATGCTGAAGATCCTGGGCGCGTATAGGCTGTCTTCAAAGGTCACTTCGACAGCAGAATCTGTCGTGTTGTCGTAGTAGTGAAGTGTGACGGGTGTGACGGATTTGATCTTGATCGCCCACACTTTCTTGTGGGAGATATAGGCCGGCATCAGCGTCACTGCATCAATGTCTTGCGATATTTGGATCATTTATTTCACGCTCCTTCTGGTTGCTTATAACTGCTTTATACTTGAGAGAACCTTCGTTAGTTCACGCGCTTCGGTTTGGCTGCAACTCCAAACTCGGCGTCCTTGGCTTTCGAGGTCGCGATCCGACGCTCTTTCTCGAACTCGTCCTCTTCCTCGTCGTCTTCTTCTAAATCCGAGAACGATAACTCCGACTGAGAGTATATAGCTTCCAAATGGAATTGGCTGTGCAGATGAGTCCATGCCCAGTCCCTCAGTTGGATGCTGGCCGGCACATACGCCACGAGTAGCAAGTTGATTTCCCGCTTCTCGCCCTCTCCCGCAGAAACAATGGCCAGCTTGACCATCTGGACGCCGGTCGAGGATACCGCAGGACGCTTGACGCCATCCGTCGAGAAGACCTCTAGGGTCATGCCCTCGAACAGCAGGTTCAGGCTAGTCCTGTCGATCTTGCTATCGTCTTTCGCCATAACTTCAAAGGCGTCGGAGATAGGGCCGTTGATGCCGATCACGGGCTCGTTGAGTAGTGGGAGTTTGACTTCGAGCTTGATGCGGGACTCGCCTGCTTTGGTCTTCAGATGGGTCCACGAGGTAAGGAAAGCCATGCGTCGGTTTCCCTCGAAGAAGTGAGTTAGCTTGGTAGGCTTCGTTTTCATTGTGCTCCTTTCGTTTGTGAGTTAGAACGTATCTAGGTCGCAGAGGTAGGTCTGATCCTCCGGCTTCTTGGTCGGGCCGAACTTGTCTCCTTTCTTTCTAGGGAAATGTCTGAGCATCTTGCCGAGTCCGCCAGAGATTAAACTGCCCTCCAATCGCTGCCGGAAATGCGCTCCTGGCCCTTCGAGAAACGCAATCAGAACGACATACTCCTCGCGGGTAAGTTCGCCCTTGATGCTATTGCATCTTCGGCAGATTGGCTCAAGGTTCTGTAACTCAGGGCCGCCGCCGCGTCTAAGTGGCGTCCTGTGGTCGAGCTCCATTGAAAGTATGTCGATGGGCGCCCGGCAGAAGGGGCAGGGAATAGCTTGGAGTCCCATCTGATCCCATAGCCACTTATGGAACTGTACGCGGGTGAAGGGAAGGATTTGGTCGGCAGAGAGCGCGAGGGATAGCTTCTGCTTTTTCAAATCCTTCTCCAGCTTAGTCCTCCAGCGGGTGCGGCAGGACTCGAAGAGTTTGCTTGACCGCTTTCTGAAGTCGTCAACTGAAAGCATGGGGCCTCTTTCTCTGGGTCACGAGCGCGGCCAAGGCCAACATGCGCTCGATCCTCAGTTCGTATTGGCTTGGTTTGCGCTTGGTCCACTTCTTCATAGCGTCACTCGCTTGAATTCGGTATAGTCCACGACGAACTTTTGACCACGCTTGCGCTTCGGCAGGACTATTCCAGCGTAGGTCGCGCAGTAGCATCCCTCTGGGACAGTGCCGTCTAGCTGAACCATCGGGATGGGTTGAAGGGCAACTTGCATTGCGATGTCGCGCTGCCTATAGCTGCGCACCGAGTGGATCTGAAAGTAATCCAATCTTTTCTTCATAGCGAAACCACCTTTCCCTTATGCCTTTGCGTCTCGTATTCGCAAAATTTCGCCAACTCTGCGAGACACAATGAATCAAGGATTTGTGGGCCTGCTGGCCAGTACACGTACCTTCGCCAGTGGTTGAACCAGTAAACGTCGCCTAACTTGGCGTCCGGCTTCTCGATGGTAGTGACCTGCGGAAACACATGCCACTTTTTCGTCTTGCGGTCGGGTACTGAGGCACACAATTCAAATCGCAGATAATTTTGCGGTTTGCTCATAGCGCAACCACCTTTCCGTCAACCACGCGGTAGTAGGCCACTCCCGGCTTCTGGGGCGCTTCTGTCAGCCCGCTGGCCTCAAGGATGATCGCCTGGTCCAAGTGTCCTGCGTCGAGCAATCCCTTGACGCACTTGAACAACCGGTTCCTCGCCGCATCTACCAGCGTATCCGCTTCGTCGATCACCACGGTCTTGATCTTGCCGTGGATCGCGATCGCGCACTGGAGGGCCGCGCAGAACATGAACGTCTCGCCGCCCGACAACTCCTCAAGCGGAAGCTGGCCGTGCTCTCCCGTCACTAGGAATTCGTATGGATCGAACGAGAACGTCGCAGCGAATCCCCATGTTGACAGGACGCTATTGACGGTCGCGGCGAAGGCTTCGATGTGCTCCGAGATGAGTTTGGCCTTGATCCCATCCTTGCCGAAGTAGGTGCAGAGGGTTTCGAGGTCGGCGACAACCTGCTTCTGCTCCTCGTAGCGCTTCGTCTCGCGCTCGATTGCCGCCAAGGTGGACTCGTAGGTCGTCGCAGGACCCAGACGGGCCTCCCATTGGGCAATCTGCTCGTTCAGCGCGTCAAGGGCGGAAGTGTCGGGTGGTTCGGTAGCGGAGGAAATAGCAAGCCTCAAATCCTCTTCGAGTTTGCGAACCGCGCTATTCGCCTCGCTGATTCGAGTTTCAATCTGGGCGCATTCGAGGCGGTAGCGGTCTTTATCGGCCGACAAACTCGCCTGCTCGACAAGGTCCTTCTCGGCGCGCGCGATATCCCCCAACGCTTGTTGCTCTTTCAGGAGGTTGCGTTGAGCCTCGATAGCCTCGTTCTCCAGCGCGACGTGCTCGGCGATCTTGCCGGCGACAAACTCCCGCGTAATCGCTTGAGAGCATGTTGGGCAAAAAGGTTCAGCGAGAAGATCGCGATAGATGTCCTGCGCGTTGCGTTGCGCGTGGATCTCGTTATTGAGTTCGACCATCTTGGCCTGCAACTCATTGAACAGACGCCGGCCAGCAGCCGCTTTCTGCGCCTTTTTGAGCGTGGCAGGATCAAGCAATTGAATCTCGGCGTACCGCTGCGATGCCTCTTCGCGCTTTGCCTTCAGCGCTGAAAGGCTTTGGTTCGCCCTCTCAAGTTCGCTTTCCAGCCTTCCCACCGCAGCGTTGCCGCCACCCTTCAACGTCTTCGTTTCTGCTGCAGCTTTCTTGCGAAGGTCGGCCAGCTCCTTCTGTACGCGCTCTGACGAGTATTCAGGCTTGGCGGGCTGCTGAGGGATATAAATGGCCGCCAAAGTCGCCTTGGCCGTTTTCCTGGCGTTGTAGGCGGTCTCGTAGACCTGATCGATCACAGCGACAGGACGCCGCTTCGACCAATCAAAGGCTCCCAAACGGTTCTCGGCCATCCATTGCATCTTGGAGTCAAATTCATAGCTGGTCGGCAATACGAGTCCTGCGAGAACATCGGACTGCTCTTTCGGCTTCAAGGATGTGAAGTACCGCGTGTTCAGAACGCAAGACAGCCGCTCCTTGTTCTTCTCAAGGTACTGGTCGAAGTTGGGATCGGAGATACTTTGCTGCCTTCCCGTCTTGCCTGGCCCATAGGTCGTCTTGAGTTCTATGCTGCCCTTGGCCGTCTCCAGCAGGACTTCGATGAAGGCTTTCTTCGCGCCATTCCTGATCTTGGCGTTGGCTCCGGCGCCTCGTGGGTCGGTTCCATCGGTGCGTGAGGTTAGGGAGAGCTCAACGGCTTGCTGGAGAGACGTCTTGCCGCTGCCGTTCGGAGCTCGGATGATGGTCAAAGGCTGAGAAAAGGCAATCTCGGCCTGCTCGTAGCTGCGAAAATCCTTGACGCTGATTGAAGTGATCTTCATGGGCGTTGTCTCCTTCTGAATTCGATAACGGAAATGGTTTCGTGTTCGCTAAGCGGCAAGGGTGCGCCATAGTTCAAATGGCAGTAGAACTCGGAGATTGGAAAGACGGAAGCATTGAGCCCTTGGATCATGGCGCGCAGGTCTTCAGGACTATCAATGCCGCTGAATTTCAGAGTTGCCGACTCAAGTACGGGCTTCATTGTGTCCTTTCATTGTTGAGCGGTTCGTATTCGGCGAGAATCTTGTTGATCGGGCCGACGCACTTGGCGCGACCCATCATCTCTAGTTTGGTGTTCGCGGCAAGACTTACATACTCAAGCGGTTGGCCTGGATCGCCTTTTAGCACAAGGCCGCCGGTTCTTGCTTCGGTGACGCGCCAACATCCAAACTCGTCTTCCCATGCAAAGAATCTGTAATCGGACAGGAAAGGAAGATCGACATCCACGCCGATCACAGGATGAGGCGTACCGTCGGGCTTGCGGATGAGAAAGACTCGGCTCATGGCTTTCCGCCTTTTTTGATAATTTGGATGGCCTTTTCGCGAGCTTCATCGATGCAGTACCAGCACTTGGTGGTTCCACCATCAGAGACGAGTCCCATATAGGCCGGGTCGTCAACCTTTGGCCCTTCGCCGGACAACGAAACAAGATGGACAGGACACATACCCTGCCGCCTCAATTCAGCCCTCGCGCGTGCGAGGCGAATCCATTCCAAGATGCGCATTTCAGTAGTCCCCTTCCTCGTACTCGTGATATTCGCGGCTGGCGCCGTCGTCGATCGATGCGTCCCTGGTGATTCGCAACTCGACCTTCTTCTCCTTGATCGATAGGTCCTTGATCGCGTTGTCGATGATCTCCCGCTTCTTTGCTTTGAGGTAGCTCTTCAACTGCGTCGAGCCGATCCTGAGATTGAGAAACCAAGGCTTTGGCTGGAGGTCTTCCGGGTTGGCGTTCTGCCAGTCCAAGAGAGCATCCACAATCGGCAGAGTGAATCCGCCGTTGCCGTCCTCGGCGAACAGCGGATAGGTGATCTTCTCCTTCGGGACAGGACCGAAAGTGTAGAACTTCCCATTCGAGTCCTGCGAGTGAATCTCTTGGCCGCTCCCCTCCACGTAATCCTTCATCGTCTTCTGGTTCGCGCGGCTGGCTACCTGCATCCACAAATCCCAACTCAGGCGATCCGCAGGACTCATGTTGAGCATTGGATTCATTCGGGATATTGGGCAAAGGTCGCGTTGCTGCGACCCTGGGCAATAGGTGCAGTGGGATCCTCCATGCACGCGAAGGGTTTGCCCATCCTCAACCTTCGAATGGATGTCTTTCTGGCGATTGCGGACGCGCCGGCAGTCCTCCATCATGTTCGGCACATCCTTGCGCGAGTAGATCATCTCTGTGTTCAGGTTGGCGTATCGCACGAACCGGAGTCGAAAGGTCACTTCCTTGAGCTTCGGCATGTGCATCATCAGCGCAAGAGCGTACAGCTTGCCTTGAAACGTATCGGCTGGAAAGGGTCGAGGATGCGTCTTGTAATCCTCGGTCGTGGCGATCTGGCCCCCTGGCATCAACAGGATGACGTCGGAGATGCCGCAGTAGGCGGGTTCTTCGCCGCTCCCCTCGATACCCCACGCAGGATCAATTTCAATCCTGCGCCCCTCGTGGTCGTAGCTCCAAGTGGGCCTGAATTGACGATCCAGACCCCAATGGATTTCGACCGCGAACAGGTTCTGCCAGTCCACGCTTAGGTTGTTGCGGCAGGACTCAAGTATCGTCGCTACCTCTTCCGTGGCCGAGTCTAAAAGCGAGTCGAGATATGCAAAGTCTGCCGATACTTTGCGTCTCGCGCAATGGAGGGCGTAGGGCGCCAGAACTGCGTGAACATCTGTGCCTCGCGCCGATTCGGCCGTGTCGGGAGTGCGCAGCCCGTCGATGTGGACGAGTTTATAGCCCGTCTCGCACGCCATCTGCTCGTAAATGCTTTGCCTGGTCGCGGGGATCATTCGGCCTCCTCGTCGTATTCCTGCCAGAAGACACGCCGCTCTTCGATGGGGTTGTAGTTGATGGCTTGGTTGGCTTGGTCGACAATCCACTGCCACAAGAGTTTGAATGGGTTTATCATCGGCTCCCCCAGTGGCGGATCAGCAGGACGATGACGCCGATCCAGAAAGCGGTTTGCGCGACTCCTGCCGCGATGAGCCATTTGCGCCGATAGGCGTAGTGCTCGGCGAGGCCGACGTTGATGCGCTTGGCTGTGACCCTTGCGATATCCTCGCAGGACCCGCAAAGGCCGCCGCTGGTGAACGCCTTGACGCACCTGGGGCATAGAGACAGGCCGCAGGACTCGGCCATCTCTATCGCTTCCACCAGATGTTCGCGATTGTTGAAGTCTAATTCGATTCTCATGTGGATACCCTCCTAGGTTCCTTGCCAGCCCTCTCGAAAGGGCTGGTCAGCAACCTACCACTTGTCATCGTCATCGCCGAGTGCTGGTTGCGCCGGTTTCTTTGGTTCCTCCTTTCGTTGGGCCGGAACTGACTCCGGTTCTGGATCGGCATCGGGGTTGATGGTTGTCGTCTCTGGTTTCGGCTCCTCCTTTTTGACTTCAGCCTTTTTCTGCTCTTGGCTTCCGTCGTTGGCCTTCTTCGCAACCTCTTTCTCCAGCCAGTCGATCAACGCCTTTGCATTTCCTGCGTGTTTGGCTTTGATCTGGCGTATCTGGGCGGGAGTCTTGTCGAGCTTTCCGAACAACTCCTCGATCTTCTCGGCATTCCCGTCGCCGCTCTCTTCCTTGCTGGCGATGATCGCAGCCCATGTGGTGTATCCCTCGCGGATGCCACTGAAGTAGCCGCGAAGGTCTTCGAGTTCGGCAGGACTCAACTGATTCGAGTGTCCAAGGTACTCGGTTAGCTGTGCAGCCGTGACGCCAAGGGTCGCGAAGGCGTCGTAGAGCTTCCGTTTCGCGCTGTCGGGGTCCTGGGCATCCTTCGTTCGCGCCGTCTCGCGCACCTTGTCGATGCCTTCCTCGATCAACCAGCCTGGTACAGCCTGCAGGATCAGATTCCTGCGCGCCTTGGATACCAGCGCGTTGGTCTTCATGGCGAGCTCGTCGTCGGTCGCCATGACGAGGTAGACTGCCTCGCCGTAGCTGTTGACGCGCTGGCCGACAACGATGTCGCCGCTCTTGGTCTTCTTGCGCTCGACGCGTTTGGGGACGCTGACCATCTCCGACGTGAAGTTGCAGGACTGGTAATCCGTGCAGATCACTTGCAAGAGCCTCTGCGTGTCATCCTCCCCCATCGGGTTTACTTCGACGCTGAGATACTTCCACGAGCGGAGTAGCATCTCGGCAAAGCGGATTGTCGGTCCCTGAATGTTGCCGCCGCCCCGCGGGACTCGGTAGATGGCAAGACTCGACCCATTCTTGCTCTCGTCTGGCGTGCAGAAGGATGGCCGGGAGCACTCTCTGAGCACTTCCTGGCGGACGGCTTCGATATCGCGTGGTTGGCGCAAAGCCATTGTGTAGGCGCTCTGGATACGCGCTGTGGCGTACTGCTGGACCATCGAGGCGTTCTGCTCGACGTAGTTGGACGCTGGCACTATTGCCGCGCCGGGTTCAAGTTCGCTGTTCATAATCCTGCCCTCCTGCTCTCTCTCACTACTTGATCAGCGCCACCTTCAGCGCCGAACTGGTTGAGGTTTGCGGCTACTCGCGTGCCATCGGCCAACAGGACTATGAACATCCTGCCCTCCCGGTAAAGCCAGCGAGTAACCGCGATGCCGTTGAGGGTAATCATGCTAGTTCGAGTCCTGCGGCTCTTGGTGAAACGCATGACCACAATCAGGGCAAAAGTTTGGATCTACGCGACGGCCAAGTGAGACGCGGGTGTAGTCAAACATTGCGCCACACTCGATATTGCCGCAAGCGTATTCAAAGTCTGGTCGCGCAGGACCCGTTTGCGCCATGATCTCTTGCGCTGCCTTGTACGGTGCGTTCAGTCTCTCTAGTGCTTGTTCCAATGGGTTCACTGTCGTCTCCTTCTTTCTGTCATCGCTGAAATAGCCCCACGATCCATCGCTAAGCCAGCCCTCTTCGTGGTAGTTCGGGTTGTAGGCTTCGGACTCGTTACGCATCGATGCCTCCAACGATCTCGCAAAGGTCCGAGTAGGAGTCAGCGGTAAACTCGCGACCGATCAGGTACTCGCGAACCAGCGCGAGACGGTCGGAGTCAGACATTGGGTTGCCGGCCAGCTGCGACTTCCTCCGGCGTCTTGCCTTCGTGGATGCGTCCATAGCATTCGCACGCAGGACCATCGGAAGGCTTTCTGTGTCCGCATTTCTCATAGCGACCATCGACGAGCCATGCTTGGTTGGTGTAGTCGTAGACGCATGTGGATTTCGCCAGATCGCGCACATCGATAGTCTGGTCGAGGATTTTGTCTGTGAGGGATTGGATCGGATGCTTCATTGGTGTTGCTCCTTGTACTGGCCTTGCGCTCAGCGGATGCGTGGTTGAGGTTGACAGGACCCAGATTCCTCCGAGTCCTGTGAAGGGCTAACTAGGCTGCTTTGCGATACGCCAACGCTTCAGAGGCTAGTTCAGCCTCCACCACGCGACGATACTCACGAGTCGGTTTGCAGATCCCCCAGAGCGATTCGAGCGATTCACCATTCTCGTCGCGCAGGACACATCCGAACGTCTCATGCGGCTCGCCTGTAAAGCAGTCGCAGGACTCGGAGCCACACTCACAGCCCATGCACGGCTGATCGTCGAACACCCAATCGAACGTCCATCCGAGTGCAGATGCCTTGCGCTCTGCCGCTGCGAGCGAGCGTGCGCATTTGGCTTTGCCTTGCGCCGGAGCCTGTGTTTTAGGATCGTAGGAGTATCCAGCGTTGGCGTAGAAGAATTTGAACGCTGCATTGTTTGCGGAGTTGCTCTTGGTGGTCATTTCTCTCACCCTCATCGGTTTGATTGTGCATCGCGTCCACTTGCGATGTTGAAACAACTCTACGCACCGAAAGTGATAGCTGTCAACGATATTTTCAAGTTTGTTGCAACTATATATAGGATGAACAATTTATGAGCGCATCTGGAGAACTTATCGAGAAGCCGGTACGGCCTAAATCGACTCTGACTCAGCCGATTCCGTACTACCCAAACCTAAAGAATCACGTCGGCGGACTCACCGCTGCGATTCTCATGATCTACCTTGAGTCGCATTATCCCGCCCCACAGGACCCAATTAAGCGCGGATTCGACCGCATATCCAGCCTGCCGGTTCGACTCGATTCCGAGCGAATCTGCACCGATTTACAGTTCAACCGCAGGACTCTAGTCATCACACTCTCCGAGATATCACGATGGTTCCCCAGCGAAGCGGCGCGAGCGCGGGCGCACGGCGCCAGCCGCGAATTCATTGAACCCAGGCATACGCGCTACGGAACCCTCAAACCATATTCCATCGCAGGACCTAAGAACTTTCGCGCGCCCATTCGATTCAACCTTCGACGCAATATCCCACTCATGCAAGCCTATATGAAATCGACAACTGTCAGCGATTCAATCACTTCGACGCAAACATCTCACCGCGAAGAGAGGGGAAGCTCCGCGCCTATTTTGACTGTTTCTGGCTTGCCGAATTCGGGTCGAATTGTGGAGTTGCTGGAGCGGGCGAACGTATTGGCCGGTGATAGAAGGAGTGTGCGGTATGAGCGGTTAAGAGCGGGGGTTGAGCGTGGTTTGGTGGGGAAGGATGCGATAAAGGTGAAGAGGAAGAAGTCGGTAAGTTCTCAGGCTGCGGATGCAAGTGATTGAGGGTGAATAAGATGCGGAGTGGTGTTCAATTGCGATTTGGCGATTTGGAGGTACTGTAGGCCCATCGAGGGTGCGCGGAGGGCTTAAAACGGCTCCTACGATGTCAAATTGGGGTGTTTTGGGGTGGATTTGTCGCTACAGCCAAGGATTCTGTCGCTACACCTGAATATGGTAGTGTAGCTACATGCCGACGATTCAGATGCGGATACATCCTGATCTACTGGCTCGGATTGATGCCCAGGCTGAAGCTTATGGAGTCACTCGAACTAGTTGGATCGCAACAGCAGCCCTAGAACGATTGGAGAAGACCGATGGACACCTTAACGTACATGTCTCTGACCCGGCAACAGCGCCTCGACGAACCAGGAACCCAGCCGCCCTGCCCGTTTTGCGGCCGACCGAGAGTGCTTCGCTCAACCTACATCCGGTGCAACCCTTGCGGAACGAATTGGAGCACCAGAACCGAGGACGCGGAGGATATAACGAAGCATCCGAGCCTGTCGCGACCCAAGATGACCCTCATGCCGATCACCAAACCGTCCCGTACGGCGACAAGCGATGGTGCTGCCAATGCCTCGTCGTCTATTGAGCCTGCCGCCAAACTATAGTGACCATCCCGATCCGAGCTCGCGGCCGGACGTAAAAGGATTCGCGAGCCGGTCCAGGACCATCCCCCTCCGGCCATCCTCCCCCTCGACCCTCCCAAAAAGCAGCGCCCAAAAAGGCGATCTCCCAAGACGGCGACTTTGCCGGCGGCCCATGACGTGCATGTAAACCTGTTCGCCCGCAATTTTTTTAAAAATATAACTTTTGCGTGTCCGCTATGCACTATCGGTGCTATGGTTGTTTTCGAGAGGTTTGGGCATGAACGAAAAACACTATTTGGCTCCGAGCGGGATGCTGACTGCGGTTGAACGGGCGATTAAGGAAAAGGTCGGCGTGCTGCCTCTGGCGACTGAGGGCTTCATTGCCCAGGCGGCTTGCAAGGCGATGAGCGCTTGCGTCTTTGCCGGTTGCGATTGGAATATTTGCGTTCATCTTAATGTTTTTCATGATGTTTTTGCTGACTGAAAAGGGCAAACCGTGACCGGTGATCAAAAACTGCTGGTAATTATCGTTTTCGGAGTTCTAGGATTTGCGTTCGTTTTCATGTCTCTCGGATACTGGATTTGCAGAGTGGACATAGAGAAAATCAAGAGGCTGAAGCCGTGACCGCGCTAATCCGATCCGCATGCTACCTCTCGATCGTCTTTCGGCTGGGCTCCCGCGAGTGGATCGTGTCGTCGGGCGACGGCATGATCGCGGCGCTGAGGTCTTCCAGCTTGCCATGCCAACTGTGGCTGCGGCTGGGCGAGTTGGTTTTGTGGTTGACCATGGGCCGGGAGACGGCGATCCGGCCTGTGACGGGAATTATGGCCTGCATGGGCGAGCATATCCGGTTCGCAAAACATCCGTGGTTTTCGTTGGCGAAGTCTTTCGTGGGTTTGAGTTTGTACGGGATAAGTTTGGGAATCAAGATTTTGGCCGAAAAATTGGCGTAAGAGGCAGGTGCGTCCGCGCACCGGTGCAGTATTATTTCGCATAAGGAGCAAGCATGAAGGTTTGGGAAAAAGAACAACAGGAACTCAAGGCCGCGCAAGCAGCACATCAAATGAACGTCGCAGATGTTTGCGCGAAAACATACGCCGACAACTCGCTAGGCGGCGATGCCCTTCAAGCGGGTCTTGGTCAATACACTCCTCGCCCCACAACCCCGGTAGAGCGTTTCCAGAGGGAGCGCCAGCACACCCTTGATCGTGCCAAGCGACTCGACCGCGCCGCAGAAATCCTCGCCAAGCATCCCGAATTCGAGGAACTGCTTGAACTTATCAACTTGAACGTCATCTAGGAGCAAGCATGAAGGTTTTACTCGCATTCGTTCTCGCCGGATCGTCGGCACTCGCCCAGACGCCCAACCCGGCGTCTCCGCTCACCCAGTTCAACCTCGAACTGACCAAAGACGAAGTGTTGAAAATCACTTCCGACCAGTACGACCTGCGGCAAGTCTACAAACGGATTCAGGACGCGGGAGCCAAGCTCGACGAGGCCGCTAAGAAGCTTCCCGAATACAAAGACCTGACCGATGCCCAGGCGCAGCGGGACATCAAGATGAACGAGGTCAAAGAGTCGGCCAAGCAGATCATCCACGCGCACAACATGGACGGAAAAGTCTGGTTCGACCCCAACCAAGGATTCCTCGACCACGATCCCGAAGCGGCCAAAGGACAGCCCGCCCTTCCTCCGGTTCAGCAGAAGGCCAAGAAGTAGCCATGACGCGCGCCGAGTTGGTCGACCAGGTCCTGCGCCGGCTGAATTCGCAGAGCCCCGAAGTGCATCAGGCGATCAACGCCGAGCTGTGGGAGTACGACGTCGCCGACGAAAAGCGAAAGCTCAACAATGTTCCGGCGTACGTTTTCCGCGGATCGCACGTGATGTGGCTGGAGCGAAATGTTCGGCGGCGCCTGACAGGAAAATAAGATGCCTGCAGCTTACTTGAAAGCCTTGGGAATGAGCGCGGGAGCGATTGGAAGAAGGGCCGTTTGCACGAAAGTGGTTTTCCCTTCGAGGTCGATAGCGCTCAAGGCGGCCCGGCAGAAGATCTGGAACCTGAAAACCCCGAAATCGGAGGCGGTTCAGGTCGTTCAGATGGGAGTGGGCAGGCTTAACGCCTACAAATGCCGGATCTGCGAAGACGCCTGGCACGTAGGCCACAAACCCTGATTGAAAGCTGGCACTATCGGTGGTATGTTCTGAATCAACTATGGCCTTGAGCGAACCAATCCGGCTCCCAGTATGCGACAAGTGCGGCAAGATGTGGCTCCCGAGCGGCGTCGGCGGCGGCTCGGTGGACATGGAGGCATTGCGGGACATTCGCGGGTGGGCGGCGGCTCGGGTGGCGAATGGCGAGCCTGCGCTGCGCTGCGGCCGATGCAAGTCGCCGAGGTGGGACGAGAAGCTTTCGCAAGTCACGGTGACAGTGCATCCGGTAGGATCATTGCCGGTCGAGGTCGTGAAGGCTGTGGCAACGGCTGCGATTCAATTGACAGACCCTCCTGATCGCCGCAATTTGAAAGACCTTCCGCCCCGCAAGCGTTGCAAGCACGGGTTAATGAATTGCTCGGAGTGCCGCAAGTGAGCACGTCGCACATGCAGTCCTACTACCTTTCCAAGTGGACCTGCCCCGTGCATGGACATTTCTCCGCAAGAACCGTTCATCCTGTCGATCAAAATCGGCCGGTTCACTGCCCCGAGTGCGTAAGCGTGTTCGAAGGGCAGGTCAAAGGCACGACGGTCCTGCCGGTTCCATTCGTCACCAGGCCGACATGGCCGAAGGTTCACGGCATGGACAGGACGTTCAGCGACAAAGCCCCGTCCAAAGAGCGGAAGCAGGGCAACGAGCGCGTCGGAAGAGTCAGGTTCCTTCCGTAGCGCGTATAGTCAGTGCAGAGGCAAACCAGCATGGAACTGATCGTCATTCTCGTAGTGATTTTTCTGGTGTTCGGCGGCGGCGGCGGATGGTACGGCTACAATCGCTGGGGAGCCCAGGGCGGGACCAGCATTTTAGGGATCGTCGTGCTGCTTCTGATCCTGTTCTATTTCTTCGGCGGGATTCACCGCTTCTAAACCCTGAAGCCCTGTTTTGATCTGCTACTCTGCGTAACGTTCGCAGGGGGCATAGATCGGCATGGTGCGATTTGGTCGCATTTTCACATTTTTGTCGCTGGCGATTAGCGCCGCGGCCCTCGCCCAAGCGCCTCCAACAATACCCATCACCGGCAATCTGAATCAAATACTTGGAACCCCGACGCCCTATGCCGGGATGAAGATCCAGCTTCAGAATTGCCCATCTCCGTCCTCCGTGGCGGGATACAACGTCATTGTCCAGACCGCAGTCCTGCTGCAGTCGAACGCGCAAGGCCAGATCAATTCCAATATCATCCCCAACGACGTCATCACCTGCAACGGCACGACCGGTCAGAGCATGTACGCCGTCACCTATATCGTGGCGGGCGCGCCAAGCGGGACTCAGCAGTGCTACCAGGTGGCGTCGACGCAAACGCTTTGGAATATCAACACCCAGCAGCCGATCACCTGCTCCCAGCCTCCTCCGAATCCGCAGGACGCTCAATACAGGAACCTGAATATTACCGGATGCTTGTCGATCGATGGAGGTCCGTGCATCCCTTCGATGGGCGGCGGTCCGGGAAGCGTCAATCCAGGCATCACGTTTGTCAATCAGACTCTGGTGACGATGAACTACGGAACTTACGGCTTCACCCTGCCGAACTTCGTCTCAGCCTGCTACGACCAATATGGGAACGAAATCTCATACGTGGGCTCGGTCATCACAGTCGCCTCAAGCCAATATAGCTACAGTTTCGGATTCGCCCAGCCGCAGTCTGGAACCTGCGTGGTGAACTCGGTAAGCAGCGGCAACGGCGGCCTTGGGTTGTATCTCCCTCTGGCCGGCGGGAATATGACTGGGCCGATCGCCAGCAATTTATCCCATGCTTTCAACCCGACCACGCCGTATCTGGGAAATGTATTCACTGAAAATGGATACTTGGCGTCGGACGTTCTGTCCGGGGCCGGAATCACCTACGACATCGCCTTCGGTGTAGGGCAGACCATCCCAACCGGATCGACGCTGACGCAGGGTACAGCTATCGGAGCGTTTACTCGCTGCCAAGGCTATCAAACCTACTGTGTAGGGTTTTACGGACAAGGCAACGCGGCGACGAACAACGCGAACATTTGGGGCATCAATACCAACCTAGGTGACGGCGATGTGTATAGTGCGAACGTCATCAATCCGGGTCATACCTACAGCAACGTAACCCTGTTCAACGAACTGGACTGCAACTCCTCCCAGCCAACGACCAACGCGGCATGTCTGTTTATCAATGGCAATATCAGCTTGCACGGGTCGTCTTTTGGACAGATCCATCTCGGGAAGAACGTCGGCACGGGCAAGTGGTCTTACGGCATCCTGTTCGACGACGGCGAGGTCAACGGCTACGCGATCCAGATCGGGTCGTTCGATACCACGGCAAACTCCGGTTCGCAGTACATCGCGTTGAACTGGCGCGACGGATCCAACGTGGTACACACCGCGTCTATCGACGAAGGTCCAGCCGATCAAACGCTGCATTTGCTTGATTCCGCGGACGGAAATCAGAATTTTAGCGTCGACCAAGGGAATGTGATTGTCGGCAACAATGCCACCATTCCGCCGTTCGGCACTGGACTGCCAACTGGCTCCGTGCTCCTTGCGAACGGAGGGGAACTGGCATCCTCTGCCAACCCCAATACAGCTTTGATTCCGTTGATCGGTGCCACCTCCGCGAACCTGGTGCAAGTGGACGCGAATAGCCAAGGCGTGTTGTTTGGGCAGAACTTTTCCATCGGGGCCTGCCCGCTCACGAATGGTTTTTGTATGTTTTGGAACGCCACCCACTCTGTTGGAGAAATCGACTTCGCCAACGCAAAAGGGAGCGGGGCGGGGGGAATGTATTTTTATCCTGCCGCGACCAACGGAGCCGCTTTGGGAACTCTCGGCGCGATCATTGGCCCGACCGGGCGAGTGACCGCGACCGAATGCACTCAGATCGGCGGCGCGAACGGGCCTACCTTTTGCAGCGGCAACACGAACGTCGGAGGACTAGCCTGCTCAGTCAACGGCTCGACCTATAGCAACACGTCGGGCGGGACAGGATCGACGTTCTTCACTTGCGTCTCGAACCTATGGGTGGACATCAAGTAATGAAAATCTTCGGAATACTCCTGCTTGCGGCGACTGCGGCTTTCGGCCAGTCCACCACCGTCAGCAACATCTCGGTCGCGAACCAGGCGCCCATCCCCAACGACGGCACGACGGGAACCACCGCGTACACCCTGACCACGCTGACCACGGCGGGAAACGCGGTTCGAGCGGCGGGAACCGAAGCGTTTGGCATCATCGGCGTATCCATCCCGCTGACCGGATCGACCATCGGCACGACCGGAAGCGTTGTCGTCGCGAACCAAGGCATCATTCCGCTCCAGCTCAACAACACCCCCACGGCTGGAGATTTTGTGGAAGTGGGAACGTTTGGGATCGGTCACGACTTCGGGATCAATCCCGTCATCGCCACGACTCAATGCGTGGGAAGAGTGGCAACCCCGGCGACGGCGCTTCCAAGCCCCTATCCGTCGTCCACCTACCTAATCCTGTGGAACCTTGGGTGCGGCGTAGGGTCTGGCGGCGGAGGAGGGTCGGGTTCGGTCAGCAGCGTAACTTTCACCGGAGACGGAGTGGTGTTGTCTTCCACGCCGAGCGCTCCAGTCACGACTTCCGGCACGGTGACGGCGACACTCAAGTCGCAAACCGCCAACACGATCTTCGGCGCGGCCACGACCACTCCTTCATGGCTGACCGTTCCATCCTGCTCCGGCGCGGCGAACGCCCTCACATGGACGACCGGGACGGGATTCGGATGCAACACCATCAGCGGAGGAGGAGGCGGTCTGGTCACGCCTTCAAGCGGCGGCACGGGCATCGCTTCCCCCACGGCCCACTCTTTGCTGGTGACGGAAGGCTCCTCGACGATGAACCTGGTCACGTCGCCTTCGGTCAACGGATTCTACAATTGCGGATTCAACGTCACCGGATCGGCAGCGGTGGACCCGACCTGCGCCCTTAGCGGCGTTCCCGTCAACGCGCAAGGATCGAACTATTCGCTGGTGTATTCCGACCGGCTGAGCTACATCCTCGAAACATCCGCGTCGAACGCGCTTCTCACTCTGCCGCAGATCAGCGGAAGCTTTGGATCGAACTTCGCCTTTGTGACCCAAAACCTCAACGGCGGAACGGACACTCTTCAGGCGAACGCGGCGGACAAAATCGACGGATCGGGAACGGGCGGCTCTTCCACCATCCCTCCAGGCTGGGCTAGCTTTGTGTATTCGGACTCTTCTTCCGCGCCGGGAAACTGGTGGACGATCCGGTTTCCGACCGCCAACGCGGCAGTGGTGACGCATCTGACCAGCGCCCTCACCGCAAACAATCTTGTGATCGGCAACGGCGGAGGCGACGAAACCATCGCTCCCAACCTGACATACAACTCGGGAAACACATGGAACTCGTCAACCGCGCTGACGGCCGCGACGAATTGGCTCGGCGCGACTTCCCGGCAAGTCTACGTTTGGGAAGACTATCTGAATGGCGGCACGGACTATGGTGCGGCATTGAACAACTTCTGCGCCGCGTCGAATCCTGCGGGCGGCGGGACGAACCAATGCGCAGCGCTTCTAACTCCGGTCGATCTGGTCATGACCAAGCCCCAGAACTGCCAGTGGGGAACGCAGGCCATCGTGCGCGGCCCGGTCAACCTTGTCGGCAGCGACACCTATTGCAAACTCCAAAACACGCTGGCGGTGAACAACACCTCCGCGTCCGGCACCGCGACCGTGACCATCACCAATACGGGAAGCACGACCGTCGCGCTGACCGGGGTCAACGGCTACATCACACAGCCCTTCAACGTGACCGGCTCGACTCCCAGCACCACGGGAACCGCGACCAACGTGCAGTGGATTGGAGTAAGAGGTCTGCTTCAGGAGAATACCTTCATCGCGTCGGTTCCGGGAACCGTGCCAACCGGATGCGGATCGTCCACGCCTTTGAACTCCGGGGCCAACTCGAACAACTGCGGAAACGTCGTGGTCTCGCTCCAGCCTGTCGCTTATATGTCGGGCGGGTACTCGCAAAACACCACCGACCTCATCATCCACGGACTAGGAAACAACGTGGACTGGCTTACCGGGCTGAAGTCGGGCACCGTGGCCTCAATCTATGGATTGAATCTTTCGGGAGTCTGCACCTATAGCCCGTCCGGAGTCAGCTTGGCGAACAACACTCTGACCATGAATTCCGGCAACGGACTGGCATCGGTCACGGTTGGCACCGCGCCCACCGGGATGACGGCGGGAACCTACACCTTCACCGATTCTTCTGGATTCGGCACAACCGCCGCCACGCTGACCATCACCGCGACATCTTCGACGGCCTACACAATCGCGTACACCCCCGGTGCGGGATACACTTCCGCTCCCACATTCTCCATCGGCGCGGGGCAGCTTGGCGGAAGTTCCACCGCCGCGACCTTTACGACCACTTTGGGAGCCTGCACCGTTCTCGCAACCGGCCAGGTCTCTCCGCGCTTTACAGGAACGTGGTCTGCGCCCTTTACCGCGCAAGGGATGCAGAACGCAATCTTTTACGCCGGATCGACGACCTCTCTCCGCAACGAGCAGAACCACAACTACGGCGGCTCGATCCAGCATCTCCATTTCTACGATCCAAACTTTCGCTCGTACTTCGGGCAGGGCATCCAGATATGCAGCTTCGACCACTTCTTCATGGACGACGTGGTCATCGACTATCTGCGCGGCCCTGAGTTTGCGGGCACTACCTACTGCCCGTACACCAGCGGATCGGCGCGCGAAAGCGTCGTGCTGAATTCGTTCTGGCGCAACGGCGGCGATCTCGCGACCAACACTTCCGAGATGCTGTTCTACAACTCGTTCACAGGTTCGACTTCGACCGGGGACGTCGACCAGTGGTACTTCATCGGCGGCGGGGCCATCGACTTTTATAACTCGTCAATCGCGATGGGAACCCAAGTGGCAGGAGAGCAGTTCAACAACCATTCCGGCCCCGCGATGATGTTTTTCGATGATTTCCAGATCGAGCCGGGAACCTACGCCTGCGTTTCGAACTACCCGCCAACCACGTCCTGCACCGAGAACACGATGGGAGCGCCCGCCGACAACGTGCTTCTTTCGCAGACCGGAGACATCGTTCGATTCTCCGGCGTGGAGATGATCAACCAAAACTTTGGCTATTCGAACGTCGCGGGACTCTCGGCCAACAGCGTTTCGTTCATGGGCGGAAAACAGAACCTGGGCGGCGGCATCCTTGCGCAGAAGATTTACGTGACGAGCGACGGCGGCAGCCCGAACTCGACTCTGACCTTGACCCCGACCAGCAACTTCGTCGCTTTCCCGTACGATCCTCCGAACAGCAGCGGATTTCCGGCCAACGACACCCCTTTCGATGGAATGCCGCTCAACTTCGCGGGACTCTCTCAGGTCTTCTACGTCAAGAACGTCACCAGCGCGACCACTCTGGTTGTGAACGGGGTCGTTCCCGCCGGGGCTTACAGCAACCTGACCAGCACGGGAACCAACCAAGGCCCGACGCTGGAGGTTGGCGGATTCTGGCTTGGCTCGGTCGGCGGGACATTCAACTCGAATGGCAATTTCGGCGTGGGTCAGGTGGACTTCTGGGGAAGCTCGTGGAACCAGCCGGACTCGAACGTGCGGACGATCATCGCCAACGGCTCTTTGCCGTATGTTTCGACCTATTGGAACAACTGGGCTGGCGACATCGCGGGCACGGAATACAACTCGGGCGGCGTGAATATCGACGGCAGGCTGGCGCTGTTCAACGACACTTCCATCACGCCGAATACCCTCACTTTCGAGGCGAAGCCGTCCCAAGGATTCGCGTGGCGTTTCCAGAACACCTACAAAGGGCTTTGGGACAACACCGCTTTCGGCATCGGCACATCGACTACGGGAAGCTCCACCGAATTCTTCCAAGTACAGAATGCGAATGGGAACGTCTCGACCACCGGAAGCCTCTCGGTCGGAACCACATCCCTGTTCACCGGGGTAGCTACATTCACCGCCGCGCCGGTGTTTAGCGGAGGCATTTCGGGGCCGCTCAACATCGCCGAATCCGGCACGGTGCCGGTCATCTCCGCGTCGAGCTCAAGCTCCTCAAACGGAGCGCCCGCTTATCAAGCGTTCGTGAACGGAACCTCCGGCAACGCGGGACTGTTGTTCGCGGGCCAGAACTGCACATCGGTCACGGGATCAACCTGCTTCGCGGGCGATTCGTACTACCGGGTGGCGCTGGGAACCAAAGTGGACGGCACGAATCCGGGGCTGTTTTTCGGCAACGGGACGAACCCGGTTGATCTCTACATGACCCGCACCGGCTCTTATCTGAATCCGACATTGAACGTCTCGGCGGCGATCAGCGCGATCTCCGAAGGACTGGTCGGCGGCGGCACACAGTCGAACACCCTGACCGTCAACGGCAACACCAACGCGAACAACGAACTGACGGCCATCGCGATCCTTTCGGGGGGAACCGGAGCGACGAACGGCACCAGCAATATCACCCTGACGGGAGGATCGTGCTCGACGTTCCCCATCGCGCAGGTCACGGCGGCGGGCGGAATCGTCACCGCGGTCTCGGTCGTCAACGGCGGCAACGGATGCACCGGAGCGGTGCTCTTGACCGTGCCGGGATCGACGGCGACCTTCACGTACACCCAGGGCGGACAGACCCCTGCGGTCTTCACCGACAACAACGCCACTGGCGGGACTGTGGCGAAGTTCTACGCTCCGAACCTCTCCGGAGGCACGGAAGCGATGTATGTGGGGATGGCCAATTCTTCGGGCAATGCCGCCGAAATCTCCTTCACTCAGGGCGGAACTAATTATGCGGAGTTTGGCATCGCTGGCCACGCGAACGCGCTGCAAGTCGATCCGAGCGGGAACGTCTACACGAATTTCGCGCTCAGCCTCGTAGGAACCGGATCAAACATCGCGGCGCTGGCCACTGGAGCCGGAGGAGTCGTTCAGGCGGCAACCGTCGCCGGATCCGGGGCGGGGCTTACCACTGGACCTGTGACGTCCGTCTCGGGCGATGTGGTGACGTTCACCGGAACTGGCGGCCAGATTCAGGACTCGGGCAAACTGCTGACTGCTCTCGCGTCGCTGAACGGCGCGACCTTCACGGCGGCGGTGAACGTGCAGGGCGGCAACCTTACGGTAGGCACGGGAGGAACGCCCGAAGCGTTCTCGGTCAACTGCAATAACAGCGGATCGAAGTGCATCACGGTCAACGATTCCAACACGACGGCGGGAACGCAAAGCTTTGCTAATTTCCTTAATTCGTCCCTGCCGTCCGGATCTAACTACCAATTCAATCTAGGGGTAGCGAACTCGACCGATAATTCGGCGGTCTTTGGCTATAACTACAACAGCGGAACTCCAACCAGTTCTTATGGATACTTCAAGGTCAACGGCACGACAGGCATCACGGTGGACGGCAACAACAATTTTACCGCCGTCCATTACCAGACATCGACCCGATGCAGTTCGAACGGCACCGCGGCCAATCCCTCGGTGGTGTCCTGCTCCGCTGCAACCGCTGGGGCTTTTAGCTGCTCGGTGTCGGCGTCGGCGGGAACATGCACGATCAACGACTCGGCCGTCACGGCAAATTCCACGATCCTCGTGACGCTCGCGCCTTACGAAGGAACTCTTTTGAGCCAGACTTGCAACACCGTGGCCACGCAAACGCCAATCGTGTCGGCGATCACGGGCGGAACGAGTTTCACTCTCACCCTTCCCACTTTAACCACTAATCCAGAGTGCTACACATTTGAAATCATCAACTAGGTGCGTATATGTCTTGCCAAACGATACTCAAAAGCAGCATTCTCTCGATGCTCGGAGCGCTCTTGCTGGCGGGACTCGCGGCGAAGTGCCAGACTACCCGGCAAGCCATCCTGACGTGGGACTACTCCGGCGAAGCGACATTCGACATCCATCGCGCCAATGGAACCTGCGCGAATAAACCTCACTTCGACCGCCTCGCCGACAACGTGACGGAGACCACCTACACCGACACTCCCCCAGTCGGCGGGACTTACGCCTATGTGGTGACGGCGGTGGTCAACGGGATCGTGTCGCATCAATCCAACTGCGTGAGCGTGACGGTCGCGCCTCCGCCTCCAACCGGACTGACGGGAGTGGCCCAATGAAGGCGATCATCTTAGCTCTCTTGGCGGCGATCGCGCCGTGCGCATGGGCCAGCAACTTCTACGTCGCGAAGGGCGCTTCCGGGTCAAACAACGGCAGCAGTTGGACAAATGCCTGGAACGAGATGAATCAGGTCAACTTCTCCGCAATGTCCTGCGGAGACACTCTTTGGCTGGCCGGCGGAACCTACTCGACCACGCTGACCGTCGTGAAGACCTGCACGTCCGGCAACCCGCTTTTCATCAAGCGCGTGACCTCCAGCGACTCCGTGCCGGTGGCGGCTGCGGGATGGAACTCGGCTTTCGACTCGCAAGTGATTCTGCTGAACTGGTCGGGCTTCGCGGGATTCAGGTTGAATGGCATCGCCTACGTGACCATCGACGGAAGGTTCGGCAATCCGCAGACTCCGACCGCCTACGGAATCCTGCTCCACTGCTCGACCGAGACAAGCTGCGATGGCATCGACGACGGCGCGGGCAATAATAACTACACCATCCAGAATGTCGAGGTCTACGGCCCTGCCTGCGTTCCTTCGCAGTCCTGCACGGGCAACGGGGCCAGCGGGATCAACCTTCCCTACGGCGGGACGGGATTCACCTACACCAACGTCTACGTTCACCAGTGGGGCGAAGCTCTCCGCGCGGCGAACTGGGTGAATGCGGTCATCCAGAATTCCTTCATCTGCTGCACCCACAACGACAACATCCAGCACGAGGACATCCTCTACGACAACGGCGGATCGACGGCGGTCAACAACCTGACATGGCGCTACAACACGATCTGGAGCTCGCCCAACGACGGAATGTTCTTCGACGGCGGCGGACAGGTTGGGGTCTACGTCTACGGAAACGTCTATTTCCATTCGGGCGGCCAACTGATGACCTTCAAGTCGGTCGGCACCAAAGCCACCAACGTTTTCGTCTACAACAACGTTTACGAGAACGACGGGACGGGCGACTTCTCTCCCGGCTGGCTGGATTTCACCAACGTCAACACATCCTCCGGCGCGTTCAAGAACAACGTGATGCAGCAGATGTATCTTGTGGCCACTCCTCCCAGCCCCGACTACAACGCCTACGATATCTGCGGAGACAAAGACTCCGGCGCGCACACGATCTGCTACACGTCCGGGACGCAGTTCATCAACACCGGATCCAGCAACCAACTGGCGGCCAATTTCCGGCTGACCTCGGCAGGCGCGACGACGTTCCAGAACGGGACTTCGCTCTCGTCGCCTTACAACATGGACATGGACGGAAACACGCGGGGGGCCAATGGCTACTGGTACATCGGGGCGTACCAGTACGCGGCGGGGACGGTTCCAACGGGTCTGGCGGTCAGCCTTGGCATGTTCGGCCAATAGAGGAGCCAGATGACGCCACCGCGCCGCAGGGAAGAGGACATCCACGGGGAGTCCCTCGGAAACAAACTCGACGACCTAGACGCTCGCGTCGAGAGGATTGAGGTCGAACTGGAGGCATCTAAACAAGATGTGATTGCGCGGGATATCCGAAACCGTCAGGAGATGAAAGTGACTTCCGATGAAGTGAGAGACCTCAGAATTACGTTTGCGCCTTACGCGATGCTGCTTCCGGAGATGCGAAAAACACTGATCGAAGTGTGCGACAAGGTGACCGACATCCAAAGCAAGAACAGCGCGGGGAAAGAGCGGAACGTGATGAGGCTGGCGTTTCTCGCGATTCTGGCCACAATTCTTGCCGCGCTGATTCCCTATTTGGTGCAGGGCTGCAAGTCTTATATCAAGGCCGTAAACTCGTCGGTTGTACAATCAAGTACTACAGCAGGCGACAGCACGATACCAGCGAACTAGGAGAATCGTTATGCCGGATACCGAAGCAGCCCCTCCCCTCCCGCCCGACCCGCTCAAACATCCAGAGCCGACTCCCGCCGTCGATGCCGTCGTCACTCCCGTCGAACAGCCTGCGCCCTTGATCGAAGTGCTGATGTACAACCTGCTCGGCCCCAACTGGAAAACAACCGCGCAGGGGATTCTGAACTTTTTCGGAGTCAACGGTTTGGGTCTTGCGCTGGCCATCAAAGGCTTCGATTTCGGCGCGGGACACCCCAAGCTTCAAAACGTTTCCGCCGTGATAGCGCTGCTTGTGACCTTCCTGTCGACCATCGGCAAGTGGTACATCGGCACGAAGCAGATGGACGCAGGACCTAAATGAGCAACTTCTTTCAGGATCAGCGAATGAAATTCGCAGCGGCCCACGCGGCGGTTCCCGCCGTGCATCCTCCGGTTCAGCCGGAACATCTTCCCGCAGCACCAGCCGCAGCACCTCCCGCACCGATCTCCGCACTTCATTCCGCTTCTATGGCTGCTCCGGCAGCCATCCCTTCGAATCCTGCGGGACAGGACCATGAAGACGCGGCTCATCCATTTCAGTGGCCTGCCGGCGGAAAGTGGTACAGCAAAGAGCAGGCGTCCGCTCTGGCGGATGCGGCCAATGCGGCAAACACAGCTCAAAAGCTTGCAGACGCCAAGAAAGCGGCTTCTACGCCGATTCCCGTCCAACGCGTCGTCGAACCCGTAGTGATCGATCCTAGCCCGGTTTCTGCTCTATCCGTCGAGCCTCTGAGCGAAAAGCCGATCGCCTACACGACCGAATCGAACGTCGCGAAAGCGGCGCCGGTAATCCAACCCGCTCCCGCAGCGGCCCAACCCGCAGTCCCGGAGCATATCGCCATGAGCACCAACGTATTTGAATCGTTTCTCAAAAACATCGGGAAAGTGCTTGCCAAGATCATCGGCGTCGCCGGAGCCATCGAAGCCAGCCCCGCAGTCCAAGCCGCCGAGGCCGTCGCCTTCGGCCCCGCGATCACTGCGCTGATCGAAAAATGGACCAACACCGCGGTCACCGTCGAAACCACCGCAGCGACCGCCGTCGGCACCGCAGCATCAACCCCAGGATTGACCGGAGCGCAAAAGGCCGCCATCGTGATCGCCGCCTTGAATGGCGACGCCCAGGCGGTAGCGCAGCAGCTTGGGGCTTCGTCTTTGACTCAGACCGACTTGGGAGTCATCAATACCGCCGTCGTCGCTATCCTCAACGTGTTCAAGGTGCCAGCGGCGTAAAGGGCAATGACGAGCTACCCGCCAGAGCAAGTAGCAGGATTGTGTGCGCAGTGGGCTCCCTCTCTCCAGGTAGCCCTTCCCGCGCTTGTGGATGCCGCCACGCTTCTATGGGCGTTCACCGGCAACGAATCATCCTTCGGCGAAAACTGCACTCCCCGGCACGAGCCCGCATTCGATGTTGGCGGAATGTACGCCCAATCTCCCACGCAAGCCCCTCTTCTTGAAAAGTTCGGATCGGCCGGCGCATGTTCCTACGGCCCCTTCCAGATCATGCTTTGCAATTGCCCTTCGGGTACGACTCCAGACGAGATGGGTCAATTGGACATTGCGTTCATGTGCTCGGTGACGTTCATGAAGCGGCAGTTTCAGAAGTTCGACCCGAAAGATATCGAGTCCTGCGGCGCGATCTGGAATTGCGGCCACATCCCGCACGACAACACGTGGCCCGCAGGAGTCCGAAGATACGCCAATCAACTCGTCGAGAACTATCGGAATCCTCGAATTCCATTTTCGGGATCGGTTATCGGTTCGTAGTCCAATTCGGAGAAGAGAGGAGGTCGCGGAGAATCGCTAGCGCAAGCTGGCAGCCAGAGCAGGCAAGAGAGGGGCGTGGGCCGAAAGGTTCGCGCCCTTTGCTTTTTCGATCTGCTACTCTGCGTAACGATTCAGGGGGATGCCCGATATGGCCGTGTTGAGCGCCGCAGACCGCAGAGAAGTGCCAAAGAAAGACTTTGGAGTCCCTTCCAAGGCTCCCGGCTCCGGCTCCTACCCTATGCCCGATAAGGCTCACGCCGAGGCGGCTTTGCGACTCGACCACAATGCTCCGCCGTCCGAGCGTCCCAAGATCGAAGCGATGGCCCACAAAAAATTGGGAGAGCGTGGCGACCCTCCCGCTGGCGACCATAAAGCCATGATTGCCAAGATGCATCCCGAACATCTTCATAAGCTTGTCCAGGCGGCGCACTCGGGGCAGTACGGGCCGGAAGCCAAACAAATGGCGCAACAGGCGATGCAGAGTCCTGCCGCGCCCGCGCAGCAGCCTATGGCTCCAAAGTCCAATCCTTTCGGGGAGGACGACGAGCAGCAGCAGCCTGCGGCTCCGGCAAGTCCGGGATCGATGTACGGAGGGTAAAACGATGGGCATTCAGGTTCAAGCGCCAATCGCAGTCACAGGCGCGGCATTCGTCGCTCTCACCGCCAAGACGTTCGCGCGCGGCGTCGCCATTCAGGAAGACGGCACTGGCGCAGCCGCGGGACTCATCGTACTGTGGCCCAACGGCAACACCGACGAATACCCTCCCACGCAGCAGCCCATCATCATCGGCAATATCGTGCCGAACGGCGTAGGACCGCTTGTGGGGTCTCCTGCGGGATGGAACGGACTGTCGGCGGCCAATTGCCCTGCCACGGTCTATTGCCAGGTGAAGTCTATGGGAGCGGCCACAGCCGTTAGGGTATCGGAGACGAACTAACGTGCGTTGGCCTTGGATTGGGCGCGAGCATCACGAAGATGTCGTCAGCGCCAAGAACGCGCAGATTCGTTGGCAGCAGGAGACGATCGCCGCCTTGGAGGCGCGAATCGCTCAACCGGTGCCTGTCAAGGTGACTGTTCAGCTACCTGATGATTTTGCCGTCATGTCTCCTGCGATAGTCGCTTCCCGCCGACGCAAGCCGATAGATCTTCCGAAGAAAGAAGACGATCAAGTCGACTGGGCGAGCCTCGACGAAAACAATCCCGAGGATCTAGCCAAAGCGGCGGCAAAAGAGCTTGGAGGACCGGCGAATCCCTATGTTCTCGCTCAAACCGTGGCGCGTATCAAAGCAAACATCGTTCGCGACAAATATCAAAAGTCCCGCAGGACTCTCGAAGAAGCCTCGGTCGGCACGATTCCGGAATCGGGAGCATCGCGGCCGGACTACGTTCCGGCGCACGTTCAACGCATGATCGACGCTGCGGAGGGGAAATAGATCATGGCAACGATGGCCCCGGCCCTTATGGCAGCGCTAAGCGCTCAAGATGCAAACTCGACAGCGCCGCAATCCTCCGGCGACGACGCGACCACCGATTCTCCCCAGACTGCAGAGCAGAAACTAGCCGCAGATCAACTCGACGAACGGTGCAAGGCCGCGCTGATCGAACTCCGCAGGACATTCAAGACGCGCTACCAGCCCAAGCGCATGAGATTCGTGTCGGAGGCGATGCGCTCCATCGAAGCTCTGCGTGGAAACACCTATGCCCTGCTGAACGACCAGTCCGCGGCGCTCGACACGATCAACCAGCTCATGCAGGGATTCTTGGGCCAGGGCGACGATCCCCAGCTATACGCCCACAACGACAACATCTACCAAGCGTTCGCCATGATCTTTATCGCGGCGCTGATGGTCGATATGGGCGGCATCATTTGGCAGCCGGTGGACGCGCAGGACGAAGACGACATCCAGATCGCAAAAAAAGGCACGACGATCTCCGGCTACAACGACCGGATGAACGATGTCCTGTCTCTTCAGCAGCTGGAACTTCTCTATCTTTGGTTGACTGGATGCTACTTCACCTATGTCCGGTATGTGATCGACAAGGATCGCGCTGGAACCTCGAAGCAGGATCAGATCGGCATAGTCTCCGCGAAGGTCTCGCCGGACTCTTATCTTTGCTCGAACTGCGGAACCGCCAACCCTGGCGATCAAAACTCCAGCCCGTTCGGAGACGATCCGAATTGCGCCAAGTGCGGCCAACCTCTTGCCCAAAAGGACTGGTATGAAGGCCAAACTCTCGACTTGCCGCAGGTGACAGGACAAGTAGAAGTCGCCAACGGCATGACGGCCTACGATGTCGTGAACGGCTTGATGGTCGATATCAACCCAGACTGCATTCGCGATCCGATCGCAGAGACCGAAATCCTCGACTACACGATCGAAATAGCCGCTTCAAAGATCAGGTCGGCTTACCCTGAAAGATATTCCGAAATCACGCCAGGGCGCGGAACGGACACGGCTTCGGGCGGAGACATGGCGGCCACGGGTCGCGCGGGACAAACTACTCCAGGATCGAACAATCGCCCCATCATTCTTGAAGGAAATGTCAGCTATTCCCGTTGCTGGATTAAAGCCGAGACCTTCAACGAACTAGAAGATCAGGAACTCGCCCAAGAGCTCGCCAGCCGCTATCCCGAAGGATGCAAGCTGGTTCTAACGAACGACGAAACCTTCCTTGACGCGAAGAACGAGGATTGCCGCAAGCATTGGACATGGTGCGGGACGTTCAAGGGCGCCGGCGCTTATCCTCCTGCGGTTGGAAAGCCTTGCCTGGACGTGCAAGAGCGAGTCACCGGGGCGGTCAACAAGATCGACGCCTACATGGATCGCGTCGCCTACGGGACGATGCTTTACGACGCCGACTACATCGACGGCAACGCGATGCAGAACAAGGTTCTGACTCCAGGGAACTTGACCGGAGTCAGCAGGACTGACGAAGAGACCGGGCAGCGAGTCCCGCTGGATCAGTTGTTCCATCAAATGACCTTCCAGATCGATTCGGAGATTTACAAGTATCCCGACACGCTCACCACCCGAGCCCAGTTCCTCGTGGGAGTTATGCCGCAAGTATTTGGCGGGTCGGACAAGAACGTCCAGACGGCCGAAGGGCAGGAACAGGCGCTCAACACGGCGCTGGGAAGGCTGAAGCAATACTTGAACCAGATGCGCTCCGAGAAAGCGCAAAGAGCCAAACTCTCGGTCATGTGCTCGGTGGACAACATGGACGAGGAGATCAAGATCGTCGAAGAGAACGACTCCGGCGACGGCTGGAATACGGTTCGGATGTTGAAGTCGGAACTTGGCGGGAACTTCTTCACTTACCCGGAAGATACCGAAGGATTCCCGGCAACCTACACGGAAGAACAGGCGCGAGTTCAGCAATTGCTGGCAGAAAACCAGAAGCTTCCCTTCATAACCCAAATGCTCAGCGATCCCGATATCGCCAACGAGGTGGCCCATTATGTCCTGCCGAAAGGGATGGAGCTCTCGACCGAGCCTGAGAGAGCGAAAATTAAAACGATCCTGCATCGGCTGTCGCAAGACCCGAACGGACCGATATCGAAGCCGAACCCGGCACTGAATCCGCAAGACCCGAACTCCCCGAAGCTGATCGTGATCCCGTCGATCATGCCCGACTTCCGCATCGACGACCCCCAGGTCTGCACGATTCTCGCGAAGAAATGGCTGCAGCGAAACTGGGAGCAAGCGGAATCGAATCCGACAGGATACGGAAACGTTCTCGCCTTTCTCGCTATTTCCGCTCAGATGGCCAAAGAGCAGGCCGCCGAACAGATGCAGGCGGCGCAGGCGGCGGCAAACACTAAAGGTGGGCAACCTCCCTCGCCCTAAAAGTGCGATCTGCTACTCTGCGTGTCGATGGCAACCAGCGCAACAATTCCGTCTTCCGCCCCCGCCGCCGCCGCACCTGCGGCAGCGCCAGCCGCAACCCCTTCTCCGGCAGCCACGCCGAGTCCTGTCGCGACCCCGAATACCGGCGCTCTCTCGCACGACCAGTCTGTCAATGCGATGGTCGAAGCCGCCAAGTCCAAAGGCTTCAACGACGATCTAAGCGCCGCTCCCGCGACTCCATCGACTCCTGCGGCCGAGCCTACGGTTGCCGAGCCTGCCAAAGCGGAGCCTGCTGCCACTACGGAAGCGACTCCCGCCGCGCAGGAAGACGAACCCGGCTACTCGCTCGACGAAGACGGTTTCGTTGGAGCGAAAGACCTTGCCGCCAAAATCGAAGCAAACCCGGCTCTCAAGGCCGCTTTGGATCAAGACACCCGCAACGAGATTCTGGCGAATGCGCGTCTTGCCGAACGCGGCGCCGCCTATGAAAAATACTTCGCGTCTCCCGCCGAAGCGGAAATTGCGGTCGAGACGGCGCAAACGTACGCGGGATTCTCGGAAGCCTTTAGCCAGGTCTCGCAGGACGTTGAAAAGGGAACTACGTCCTTCATCAACAAGCTGATCGAAGGATCGGCTTTGCGGGACGAGAACGGCGAGATTCGCCGGGACGAAAAGGGAACCATCCTCACCGATGGGACCGCAAGCAAGTTTTTGCAGACCGTCGGAAAGCGCTGGCTTGCGCTGAACGTGGTTCGCAAAGTGGAAGAACTAGCAGCAAAAGGCGATGAGAACGTAAAAGCGGCGCTGGATCTGGTCATGGAGAGTGTAGGACTGCTGCCCTCCACAGCGGATAAGACCACCGACAGCGATCCCGCTCTTGCGGCTCGCAAAGCCGAACTCGACGCGCAGGAAGCCAGATTAAAGGCCGAACGCGAAACCTCCACCCAGGCAGCCCAAAAGGAATACACCTCCACTCTCAACGGCAAGCTCCAATCGCTGTACGAGACCGAGGTCGGAAGCCTGCTGGGACTGGCGACCGGGCTGGATAAATTTACCCGCAGCGCGGTGGAAAAACAGATCGAGACCGATTTCAAGGCCGCGATCAAAAACAACGCCGCGTATCAAAGCCGCAGAGCGCAGATTCGCATGAAGCCCGCGAGTCCCGCGCGTCTCGCAGAAGAAGAAGCGCTGGCCAAGCAATTCACCCGCGATAATCTTCCGCGAATCGCCCGGCCCATCCTTCGGGAAGCTGGCGTTGCGGTCAAGGGCAAGGTCGAGTCACGTCAAGCAGCACAGGCCGCACGAGCGGAAAACGCTCGCAGCGAAGTCAATGGCGGTGCATCCCTCCAGCCGGGAGCACGCACTACCGGAAGTCTAAGTCCGCAACAGGAATATGCCGCGGCCGAAGCTTCTTGGAGAGCGGCGAATCCGGGGAGAGAGCCGAAGGGTTCGGACATCACGGTACACATGATGCTTCAGAATCCCAAACTCAAGGGTCTTGCCGCTTAAAGACATCGCATCGCGTTCCAGCAACCGAGCAGCAATACACAGAGAAAGGACTATCCCGATGGCAGCTCTCCAGGCAAGTGTTGGTGCGGCGGCGGTCATGCTCGAAGGCGTCTGGAACCAGCCGCAACTGCTGGTTGAAAAGGACTCCAAGCTGGACGCGCTCATTTCCTCCAGCGGCAAGGCTACCAAAGTTTCCGAGCATTCGTACCGCGTCACGTTCCAAGACGCAATCCCCGGCATCCGGTCGGCGATCGCGCTGGACGCGGCGGCAAACTACCCGGCTCCGGGTTCTCCCGATTGGCAGTACGGCGTCATGCAGCCCGTCTCCTGGGCCGTTCCTGTCGGCTGGACCGAGTTGGCGGATATCACCACTACCAGTTCGATGCTGGCCGTCGCCAACGTGGTCGACAAGACCATGCGCGGCGCGACCGAGCAACTAAAACTGACCCGCGATGAAAGCCTTTGCTGCGGCGACGGCACAGGATACTGGGGAACCATCACCGCAACGACTGCGGGCGCTGGGGGAACCTATACCCTGTCTTCGGCTGATTTCGGCGCGCGCCTGTTCGACAAGGGCAACAACATCGACGTCTACAACGGCTTGGCGTATGTGGGAACTTCGAACGTCACTGCGGTGCAGAAGACAATCGGCGCGACCCAGATCCTCACTGTTGACAACGCTTATGCCGGCGGAACCGTTCTGCGGTTCAACAACCTCGTCTCCGGCGCTCCCCAGTTCGTCTATGGCCTGCCCTACTGGAACAACAATTCCCCGGTCGGCATGACCATCGGCATTGACAGGACTCAGGCGGCCAACAACTTCATCCTGTCGAACGGCGTGGCGGCGGCGGGATCGTCGCTGACTCCTCCGCTCTTCCGTCTGGGGCTGGATCAGATCATCCACTCCATCGGCGAGGATGCGGTCAAGGCTGGCAAGTTCAAGATGCACATGGCCCCCGGCCAGCAAGCTCAATACGAACAGTCGGGCCTGTCGCTGACGAACTTCTGGAAGAACGATGGCACCGTGGGCACCGGCTTCGACCTGTTGACCACTGGCGATATGAAGGTGGCTGGCAATATCTTCGTCAAGAACATCCACGGCAATATCTCTCGCGTGGACTTCCTGAATCTGGAGACTTGGGAAAAGATTCGCTGGGGCGATGCGCCGTTCTGGTTGAACGACCAGGGCAGGACCATCTTCCGGCAGATCGGCACCAACGGACAGCCGACCAGCGTAATGTCGAGCTTTATGATCGACACTGTTCAGTATTACGTGGTCAATCTCAAATCCCAGTCGTACATCTCGGGCCTGCCTGAGCCGACCGGCTACTAAAACCAACCACTTAGGGGCGGCTTTCGAGTCGCCCTTAAGAACGCTAAGAGACGTGAAGCCAAGAGAGGAAACGGAAATGAAAGTAATGAAATCACTCTTCGCATCGGTGCTCGCACTGGCAACGGTTGGTGCGGTCGCTCAAACTCCACAGCAGATCAATCCCGGATTCCAGAACTCCCCGTCGATCTACCAAGTAGGCGGGCAGGACGGGTCAAACAATTCCTACTTCGCGAAGAACGTCTTCATCGGCGGCCTAGGATTTTTGGACAGCCTTCAAGTAGGCATGACTCCTGGTCCTGCCGCCGCCGTCACCGGCGCTCCATCTTACACGACCGGCACCGTCGCGGCTGGCGCGAACTACGCCAAATGCGTCGCGGTCGACTGGTACGGCGGCATTGCCCTGCCGAGTACCGAGTCGGCTCTGGTGACGACCACGGCTGCAGGAAGCATCACATGGACCTGCACTCCCGTGCCTTACGCTTCCTACTATCAGGTGTGGGTTGGAGCGACGAGCAACGGGGAAGCGAACTGGTTTCCGACTCCTTCCGGGTCGAACGTGCTTACCCAGACCCTGCCGATCGCATCGGGGAATGCTGGTACTTTGCCCACGGCGGCCACTAGCGGCGGCGTAGTGCTGAACAGCGGTTCACGAAAAGGCACATTCACTTGCACCTCTGGTGGCACCATCGTGGTCGCAAACGCGCTCTACTTGGCAACTTCCGATGTAGTCATCAGTTGGAAGTCGGGCACGGCGGCCGTCGGGAATCCGTACATCACCGCAAGCACCCCTGGCACGAGTTTCAGCGCCACTTGCGGCACCGGCAATACGGCGGTCTACAACTACAACATTCTCAACTAGGGCAAATAGGGAAATGCGCCGGACTCGAACCTGGGTCCGGCGTTTTTCTGCATTAGGAGCACATGCGAGATCACCGAGAGAACGACGGCTACAGCGGGCCAGAACCGCAGGACACAAATCAATACCTCAGCCAACGCCACGGCTGCGGATTCATGGGATTCCAGTTCTATCGCATCGTTCATTCCCAGTACGTCACAGCCCTCTCGGGAGGCGAATGGAGCGATTGGGACAAGAACCTTCCCACAGCGCTCAGAGGTTCGCTGGTGGCCGACCAGACAGGCAAAGGCGTGACTCCTAATTGCCGCGCCGAGCGCCAAGTTGTCGAAATGCGCCAAGTTCCGAAATACCCCATTCTGTTCCACGCTCCCGGCTGGATCTTCGAACGTTGGATGGCACCCGCCTATTTCGGTTCGCCGGTTGAATGGGAGCAGAGAGTCGTGCCAGGAACTTCCATTCCAAAGCTAGGGCCGTATCCATTCAAGGGCGAGTACATTCTGATCGGAGGTCCCTATCCAGAGGCTCCGACAGGACCCTTCTTGGATCGTCTCGTGGAGCAGTGGGAACTCATGCGGGACGAGACTCTGGCGATGGAAGCGGGGGCGTATGTCAGAATGAGAACGTATGAAGCTGAACAGGAAGACGCGCAAGCCTCTGAAAAGTGGAACCGGGAAGCGTCGGCTGCCAATATGGTTGCAATGTCTCCTCTGTTTTCTACCTTCCTCGATGGCGGCCGAGCGCGCCAGATTGCAGCAGAGAAGGCAGGTATTTTCAGCAATTATGGCAACTAAGAAGAACTACAAAGTCCTGTGACGTTGGAGGAAAGAGATGGCAGAAGTAGCGGAGTATGGATTGACGCTCGAAAGCACGCCGCCTGCGGTCGCGGCAGAACGCACGACCTATGTGCGGGATAAAGGCATTACGACAACCGCCGTCGAGCGCGTGACCTTTGGAGACAATTCTCGAGAGATTGGCGCGATCAACCACGAGGCTCTAGGGCGCCGGGTCGATAAGCAGTACGAGCGCAACTTGGCATCAACCAAGGGCCGCATTCGAGCCTACGGCGTGACCACGGCGACAGTCGTCAACTTTCTTCCTATCCCGCTCGTCTCCGACGCGACTCTCGATCCGCTTCGCTACCCAGGCTTCATGCTGGCCCCTCCAAAAGACGGCGAGAACTACACAACCTGCTACTTCGACGAATGCTTCTTTGAACCCACCCGCGTCGGCATCGACAGCCCTCTCATCCCCATCGACCAGCATCCGATCGTTCTCGCCAAATCTCTCAGCGACTCCAACGACAAAGGCGTAATGTCGTTTCTCGGCGTTCCTGCCGATATCGAGGACCCTAAGTGGCGAGCGCGGAAAAGCACCGAGGAGCAACACCACGGCAGGACTTACGGCGAGGTTTTCGAGGCTACCCGAGTCGCCGCCGTCGAGTGGATGATGCGCCATGTCGAGGCCGGAGACGATCTCGACCGCATGGACAAGCCGACCACGAACACCCAAAAGGCATCCGCGCGCCGGCTGCATTGGCTTGGAGTCATCAAGGAACTGCCCAAATGGGTGCAGAAGACTGTGGACTTGAAGCAGACCGTGCCGGTTTGTCCAAGCTGCCAGGCCCGCTCGACGTTCGGCGCGAGCACATGCACGACTCCGAACTGCGGCTATATCATCAATCCGCGCAAGGCTTACGAGATTGGCGCGATCTCGGAGAGCGATCCTTCGCTCGAACGTTTGACGCGGGATGTCGTCAAGGACATGGGCATCTCCGATTACGTCGCCGAGACCATCGAAGAGAAGAAAGAACGCCTCAAGCTGGGCGGAATGAAGCCCAAGAGCATCGCCGTGCTTCGCATGATGGAGAACGACGACGAGCAGCTTGAGCGCAGGAATGCGGACCAGGCGCGGGCGATCGCCGATGCGGTCGGCGGCAAGAAAAATCTGTAAGAAGAGGAGTTGATTCGTGTCGATAATGACCGTAGGCGCGGTGATTACGCGGGCGCAGGCGCTGCTGGACGATCCCTCCGGCATACGCTTCTCCGCCGACTATCTCCGCCCCTACGTGGATCAAGAGAACGAAGAACTCCAGATCATGCTCGAAAGACTAGGAGTGCAGCAGGAAGAGGCTATCGCGATTTTTAATATTCCTGTCTCGACCGCCGCGCCGAACGACTTGACTCCCTATTTCGCGCCGGGGCAGCCTCTTCAGTACCTCATGCGCCCGAAGAGAATTGATTGGAAGATTCAGGGCCAGCCGGACACGGCCTACGTCCAATCCCAAAACGTCAACGAACTCGACGACGTGCAGCAGGGCAATATCGGCTGCCAGCAATACCGGTGGGCGGGAGGAGCGATCCAGACCACGCCGAGCTGGGGCGCGGCAGTGACTCTGAGGGTCTACTTCTTCGCTTTGACGCAGACGGTCTACGACAGCGCTGGCCAGGTCATGCGGGGAATTGGCAGCCTGTTGGCGCTTCAGGTGGCTTGCTTTGTGGCCGACCTGAACGGCGGCATGGGGAAGTTGGGGCCGAGGCTCGAAAAGAACCTTGCGCGCAACAAGCAAAACTTCACCAACCTGATCGTGATGCAGTCCCAGGCCGAGAACAAGTTTCCACGTGGAACAAAGCGTGGAACTGGCGTGACGCTTACGGCCGGTGGCACCCCGTACTTCTAGGAATCGAATCTGCTACTCTGCGTAACGAATTGGGAGAAGATCAATGTCCGTAGCTCTCACCGCAACAGCAGCGATTCACGATATCCGCGACAAGACCGTAGAAGTCTCCGCCCAGTGCTCCGGAAACTACGTGAACAACGGGACTACCGGGGATGTGGTCAACCTCTACAACATCGCAATTCCGGTCGGCAAAAACCTCTCCGACGCCATTGGATTCCCTGCAAAGATCAGCAACGGCGAAGTGCTTCAATCGCCGCAGGGCTATCTCGGGACGCTTGTCCCTCCGGCTGCGGGAAGCGCCAATCCGAACCTCTGGGGGCTGAGAGTCACGGTGTTGACGACAGGACTCGAACTGGCCAATGGCGCGTATCCTGCCGGTCTTCTGACTCCAAACGCTTTCGTTCTGCGCTTTCGCGGTCCCAAGGGAAGCTGCTAACAGTCCTGCGGGGGATCGACGGCGATGAATTTCGAAGGCGCTAAGCCGATCTCCATCCCAAGATACGGGTCGTCCTGCCAATGGGACGACTCGGTTCTTCTCCCGCTCGGACTTGCCCGCATTGCGCAGAATCAGCGGTATACCGCCCAGTCGACGGCGACAAGATTCGGCCACTCCACCCGGATTCAAGTCTCGCTGAACAACTCTCTGACAGGCGGCGGCCTGCTTCGCTATCTGGCCGCGCAACCCGGAACCCTCAATCTGCAGGCTGTCGAGACCATCCTGCTTTTCGCTTACGGGTCGGTCGATGGAAATATCTACTCGTGCCCGCCATTCATTCAAGCGAGCCTGATCAACCTGACGAACGCGGCGTTCTTTGGAAACACCGGATTTCAACCCTTCGTGGGGCTGAATCCGGTCATGGCCCAAGCGTTCAACAACCTGTTCATCACCCTCGCCGACCTCCTGCTTCCAACGAGCCAGGGACCGCTGGTTTACAACTCTTCGAACGGCGTCCTGTATCCCGCTTCCGACATCCCTTTCGGCGCGGCGTGGACGCCTGGAACACAGTACCGCGCAGGACAAGTGGTTTCTCCTTCCACCTTCCAGACGTTTGGGCAGACGGACGGCCAAGGCTCGTGGGTGGTCAAGCAGACAGGATACCTATATCAATGCATTCAGTCGGGAGTCAGCGGAGCCGCTGGAGCGCAACCCGCATGGCCGACAGTCTATAACGCCAACGTTATCGACAACACGGTTCTCTGGAGAGAATGCACCCCGATCTTCATCTCTGGCCTTCCAGACGCGCTCGCTCCGACGAATCCAACGACCACGGTTGACGCGGGATCGCCTATCCTGCCGGGAGCCACGGTTTACTTGTGCTGCACTCTGGTCAATCCTGTGGGCGAGGGCACCAACGAACTGACTAACACCCAAGGCGTGCTCGACACGACAAAGGTGCTTGTGTGGAAAAACACGAGCGCAAGCGCCGTGGACCTCACGGTGAAGATGGCGGCCATCCCTACCTACCTTCTGCCCGGCGGCACTCTGGGAGCCGCTTACGGCGCGACTGGCGTCAACTTGTACGCCTTCATCGATTCCGACTCAAGCGCGGATGCCAGCCAGATCGTCGATGCGACCTACTACGCCAAAGTCAACACCGTGCCGCTCGCCTCGGGAGCATCGCAGACCATCTCCGCATTCCCGACAGGAAGCCAGTTGCCGCAAACGTCCACCGCGGCGACCACTGCGACCGTTGGAAACGTCGATACGGGGATTCGCTATTTGACGGTCTTCTTTCAGACGCAGACGGTGTACCAGACGGGCTTTTCCGACTCCGCGGCGATTCCTGTGAACGTCACCCAGTCCGGGTGGCCCATCCAGTGCTTGAGGCTTCCCACAGGACCCTACAACTGCCAGGCAAGGGTTGTCGCCTCAACGGTGTCCGGGGCGAGCGCGGCCGGACCCTTCACTTACATATCGCAGGCCGATGTCGAATCCCCTGGGTTCAATCAGCCGAACGTCGCCATCACCGCGACCATCGTTGAAGACAATGTGACGACCACCGCCCTGTTCAATTTCACGGACACATATCTTCCCGGCGCGACCGATGTGACGGACTACTTCGATATTGTGCAGATCCCGCCGTGCGTCGACGTCTATTTCGCCAAGACTCTCCAGCGCGTTGTTTATACAGGCGCGGTGGGATATCAGAGCGGCCATCTCTTCTCGGACATTCAGGCTCCCGAAATGGTGCGCATCCCCGGAGGTAACTTTCAGGTTTCGGAAAACGACGGCGACAGGACGGTGTGCTACCGCGAGATTCGAGGAATTGGGTACTCCTTCAAGGAGAATTCTGGATACGCCGTGGAAAATAGCGGCGGCGATCCGAGCACATGGACTCCGAGAAAGGTCTGGGGAGGCAACGGTCCTGTCGGAGCGAGCGCGATCGATATTGCGGGGCAGGACGATTCCGAGTTTGCGATGTGGGTGCATCGCAGCGGGGTCTATATGTTCACCGGCCAGTCTCCCACCCTGATAAGCCGCGAGCAGGAGGCGGCATGGGAGACGATCAATTGGGACTACGGCCAGATCATCAAGCTGAGGATCGACCATAAGCGCCGGCTGGTTCACATTCTCGCGCCGGTCAACGGCTCGACGACGATCAACGCCAGGTTCGTCATCAACTACTATTTCGGCACCGGCGATCCTGTCGTATTCGTGCAGCGCAGGGGAATTCTGGTTCCCAACGTCGAAGGACGCAAGTGGTCGCAAGACCCTCTGACGTTCAACGACGCCGTGTACATCCCGCAGAAAAGCAAGAACGCGGTTCAAGTCGCGGGATTGGATGTCGAGACGGAGATGGTCTTCTTTGCCGCAGACGGCTCGATCAAGACGATGACCGACAACCAGTATTGGGACGAGGACTACGACGGGAACCAAGTCGGGTATTTCTCGAACTGGGTTGGCGTCCTTGGAGAGAGCCCGTCCACGGTCTACAACAAGCTGGCTGGCGCGCGCATGTGGTGCACAGGGCAGGGCTTGTGCAATGTGACCGCTTACGACGACAACGACTATCCCTACGTTCTCACGGGACCGCTCAACCCGTTCTTCCTTACGCCGGGACAGAGGACGAGGCAGGACATTCCTATGCCCTACGCAGGAATATACTCAATGCGTTGGGCGGTAGGAATCGATAACGGCGGCATTCCCGGCGCTTGGTGGCAGGTCTTCAAGTCGGATTTGATGGTCTATCCGCAATGGCCGGGAGCGCCTACGCCGGGCGGAGGGGTGTAAATGGTAAGAGTCTATTTCAACGCGAAGGAAGAATGGCCGCTAGTCTGGCCGGTGGACCGGGGCGATCCGAGCACCGAGCAAAAGGTTCGCAAAGTGGACATTTGCGGGGCGGAAGGAATCACGGTATTCGAGCGCTACGGCAAGTTGCAGCCGAAGGCTTGGATCGAATACTCGAGCGCAACGCTGATCGTTAGGGACAACACCGCGTTCATCTACCCGTCGAGACGCTAAATGGCAGGACCCTCCATCTCGCAGCAAAAGATACTCGCAGCCTCTCGGGGAGACTCGGCCAGCCTGCTTGAAGTCCTGCAGGCGATGGCGCAAACCACGACGCAACAGCAGGCGGCTACCGGCACGACTCCTATTGCCTCACCAACGCCAGGGCAGCCGAATCCTGCGGCTCCCGTTCCCGCCCAAGCGACCGGATCGGTCAGTCTTCTCTCGGGGAACTATATCGTCCAGCTCGTCAATCCAGGGGCGTCTTCGCCGATCAGCACGCTTCAGGCGCAGGAAGCGAAAGGAAACTTCAGTCCTCTAACTCCTCTTCAGCCCGTCCAGACTATCTATCACCAGATTCGAGCGTCGACGAGTCCTGCGTTCAACGTCAATTCCAACACCCAGGTCTTTGGCGGAAACACGGGCTCGGCGCAGGTCTATTGGACAATCACCGGACTCGGTTCCGGCACATGGTACTTCCAATTCCGCTCCAGCTTCGACGGAATCAATTTCAACAAGTGGAAAAACGCAAATAGCGGCACCGCTTTGGGCGGACTCATCAACCAGGTCACGCTGGAGAACGCTGGCAATTCCCTGTGGGCCCTATTCACGCTTCCGGGGTCTTTGGTGATGGGCATCGGAGCGGCGCTTGTCGTCGACCAGGAAATCTTCGAACTGGCCACGCAGGTATATTCCTCGGGTATGGTCGCGATCGCAGGACCGAACGGATATCAGGTCAACACTTTGGGGGAAACTTTTGGGGTCACAGCCTGCGATGTCGACCTGCAAACCCCGTCGTCTCCCGTCGCGGGAATACCGGATTACCCAGTGGAAATCCGCATGACCTATGGTCAGCGCTCCGGCGCCGCTCCCCTATCTGGAAGCGCTTCCGTTTTCGCAATCGCCTTCGATCCGACAAATCCCAACGTCACCCTCCACACCAGCTCCACCGGAACATGGGCGGTCATGCGTCTGCCAGGGGGAGCGAGAGTGGCCTTCGGGCAAGGGGTCAACGTCGACGGCGCGAATATCTATACTCCTCCTGTATCGTGGTTCAACGCCAGCAGGATGATGTCTATCTGCTCTCTCACCGCCGCAGTCGACACAGGCAACGGCCCGCACGGATACTGGGAAAATCAACTGAGCGGCACGACCATGCAGGCCGAGTATTCGGATCAGGACTCAGCCTCGAACATCTGGGGAACCACCGCCAATTGGATGGCGATCGCGTGGGAAGAGGGCGCGGATGTCACGATGGTGGGCGGCTTTCCTTTTTTGAGAATTCAGCTTCAAGGGGGACACGCGGTTGTTATTGGAGCGGGTCAAGTGGCTTCAGGAACCCCGGTAGCGCTTCCCGCAGGATTCAACTCTACCGATATGCTTTCGATCTGCACTCCGGCGCAATACGATCTTCCCGAACCGCACGTCATGAGCGGAATCCTGCAGTGCGGCATGATAGGTCTGGTTCCCACCTTGCTTTACGCGAACCCTTCCGTGCTTACCTGGACCGGCAATGTGAACTGGCTTTTGGCGGCGTGGATATGAGCAGTCCGGCGTCCTCGAAGACTCACGCCAATGTGGCCGACTATGCGATCAGCGCAGGATCGGCCGCGTTCGCGGGGTCCGGCGGCAATATTGCGTCCATCACCACAGACGCCACTCTATCAATGGACTCCTCTCCTACCGCTCCTTTAGCCAACGTGAATCTGAAACTTGTGACTCCTGTCGCGGTGGAGCACGGCGGGACTGGCACGGCTACTCCCGGCCTGGTTCAAGGGTCGAACGTCTCTATCAGCGGCTCATGGCCGAATCAGATGATCGCGGCGCACGGGTCGGGCGTCTCCAAATATTCGCAGACTTTTGGGGATGGTTCGGCGACCAGCTATGTCATCACGCATAATCTTGGAACGAAAGACGTAATCGTGCAGGTCTACTCCCTGACCAGCCCATACGCGGTGCAGGCGGTTACAATTCAGATGACCAGCGCGAATACCGTGACCATCGTCTTCGGAGTCGCGCCGGCCGCAAATTCAATGAGAGTGGTGGTGCTGGCATGACCGACTGGCTTTCTTATTGGCGGGACTACTCGAAGAAAACGGGAGAGCTTACTTGGCGCATCGCCAAGCCTTCGGACAGGGAAGCAATCGAGAGAATCCGCCTCGTCAGCGAACGGTACATGAAGCAGCGGCAGAGAAAAGCCAACCTTTTCGAGTTTCCTGTCATGCTGGCGCTCGTGGCCGAAGATTCCAGCGGAGAAGTAGTGGATCTCCTATTCGTCGAGGCGCAAGTGGAAGTCATCAAGATGGGCTGCTCCGAGGCTGGTTTTGAGGAGTCGGCGGCGCTTGAAAGCGATCTTGGCGCATGGCTGAAAGACCTCAGATTCGATTGCGTGATCGCCACGTGTCCTATCGCCCTGAAAGACAGGATGTGGAAAGTCTTTCGGAAGTTAAAGTTTTGGCCCTTGGACGACGGGCTGGTGCGCTGGAGGCGTTGGTTGTAGTCTTCGTGTCTGCTACTCTGCGTTACGTCGCGGAGGTGTGACATCTCGAATCCCGCTCCTGGAATAGATCACTCCGCAGCAACGCAGAACTACGACAACGCCGCCGCCGCGCTTGGAGCGTACCAAGGCGACGAAGCCGGGTATATGTCGAATGTCAACTCGGCTCTTGCCGCAGGAAATCCTTTTGAATCCAAAGCCTACCTTACCCAGCAGAACCTAGCCACGTCCGGCGCGATGAATTCGGAAAACGATGCCGCGAAACAGGCGCTGGAAAGCGGAGTCGCGCGAACCGGAACAAACTCCGCAGCCCTCCCGAACGAAGAGGCTTCCATCGCCCGCCAAGGCCAGCGCGACCTCACGAATTACAACGCCACGCGCGACACGCAGAACGAAAACACCTGGCTCAATCAACAGGACAAGCTGCTTCAGGACGAGCAGGCAGGCGCGAACTCCGAAGCGGGAATCTATGGAACATCTTTGGGAGCGCAATCGAGCGACCTGTCTTCCATGACGCAAGCGGACGACGCCGAGCAGAAAGCGGAATTGGCCCTTGTCGGAGATGCGGTCGGCGCTGGGGGCTCGGTGGGTGGAGCTTACGCAGGGAAGTAGGAGCGAACGTGGGACCGTTTGACGACGAGGAAGAAGACGATAACCGGCAGTCTGTCGCCAACGCGCTCTCAGGCTCGGACGAAGCCGCGCCTCCCAATGTTCCTGCCGTAGTCGTTCCCTATGTCGAGCCAAGCGATGACACGACAGCGCAAGATATGGGGCCGGAGTACAGAACCAACGAACTGCAACCGCAGCAGGACACTTCTTCCGACAATGTGATGATCCAAGATTCGGACGGGCAAGATGAACAGCCCTTGACGGCTCCTGCGCCGCCGCAGTTCAAGCCCTACAGCACAGAACCCGCCGACGCCGCGAACGAACTGGCAAAGGAAAAAGGCGACTTTGCGGCAAAGGTCGCGTCGGGTGCATACAAGCCTAGCGTCTGGAGAAACATCGGCGCGGGGCTCGCGGCGGCGGCTACCGGTTGGAAGAGTGGGGCGGAAGCTGGGGCAAGGATTGGCCAGGGAATTCGATCGGCTCCTCTGGATCGCGCCACAGCCAATGAAGCTCGAACCGAGCAGGGAACTCAAGCGAAGATTGATGCGGGCAACATCGCCAACCAAGGCATCCAGCGGGAGAACCAGAACGAAGCTACCAAAGCAAACTGGGCTGATCGTGACTTCGCGAACCAAGCGCGGGTGCGCGACTGGAACGCGCAAGCTGAGCAGCGCAAAGAGTACGCCTATCAGCGATCACTAAAAACGGTGCCGGTCGATAAAAATAATCCTATGGGCGAATGGCAACAGGTAGACCCTACCGGCAAGGTAGTGGCTCGCGGCTTGCCTCCTCCGGCTTCCATAAAAGACGACCCAAAGTATAAGGCGGCCCAGGCGTCGGAAACGATACGTTCCATCGAAATGCCGGAAGGCAGACCGGGGGATAGCATTCAATTGCAGGACGCGAACGGAAAGCCAGTCACCGGCAACATTCGCAATTACGACTACAGGCGCGGAGTAGTGGTCGTTCAAACTCCGGACGGAAAAACGGCGGCACTGCCAACTCAAGGAAAACCCTTGGGTGCAAACGAGCGGGCATCCATCTTGGCGGGACGCCAAATAGGTCCTACCGAACACACCACAATCTCAATTCGCGAAAACCCGGATGGCAGCGCGGTCACGCCTCGCGGTCCCATGAATCCTGCAGACAAGCCCAACGCCGATATCGCTGCGTCGGCTATTGTCAGCGATGCGATGCAGAAAAAGCAGAACCTTGTCGATTCCTATGTGCGGCAACCAGACGGCTCCTACGCGCTTGACCCTTCCCTCAAGGGAACGGTGAATATGCCCGACTCGTTGAGTCCGCAGGAATTCCACGACAAGATCGAGGAAATCGGCCGCACGACTCCAAACAAGGCTCTCGCGCGCTTTGGGCGTCAAATTGACGAGAATGGCAACTTGGTAGGCGGCCAACCCCAAGTTCAACAACCGAGTCCTGCGCCAGCGGCCCTACCGCCGAGACCTCAAGCGGCTGCTCCTGCTCAGCAGCCGGCCGCAGCAGGACTTCCCCAAGGCGGCGGAAAGCCGCTTACCGATCCTGCGCTTGCAAGGCAATTCCTTGCCGCTGCGGGCGGGGACAAGAACAAGGCACGTCAACTGGCCCAACAGTCCGGCTGGAAATTCTAAGAGGGTAGATCGTTGCCAGACATTTTTGATGAAGTCGCGCCCGATCAGGCCGCAAGTAACGGAGATATTTTCGATCAAGTAGCACCAGAGAAGCCTGCTGGACCCGTAAACCCATACGCCGTGCCGCTTAAACCCTACACCCCGAAACCGCAAGAGGGCGACCTTCCAAACGGATCACTTCCAACCGCAGAGAGCATTAACGCTCCCGCGGACAGAAGGGGAATCCCGAAAGAATGGAAGCGGGCAATGGATTGGAATGCTTTTTGGGACAAACCTCTCAATGCGGAGCATGGCGGCCCGCAACTTCCAAACCTCGGCCCACCGACACAGAGCGATGCATCCATTGCGCTCAATCGGAATCAGCCTTATACCCCGCCGCAGACCTATCGCCTGAAGCCGCTAAGCGGGGATACCGTGCGCACGAGGCTCGCGTCGGCCACCGGCCCGCGCCCGATGGAGGAAGGTCCAGCCGAAGCGCCTCTCGTCGCCGGTGCGCCAAACGTCAATCCAAACGATGCGCGAGTTCAGCCGGTCGAAGGCGGATTTCCCCAACAAGTAGGCCCAGCTTCGGGCGTTATCGATACCACCGAAAATCCCGACCGGGACGCTCAGGCCGTGGCAAGCGGCGGGACGATGACTCCCTCGACCGCTCGACAGATTCTTCCCGAGCATCCCGTCCAAGATGTAAAGGATGTCGGCGCAGGACTCGCCGATGTTGCGGAAAGCGGCGTTCTCGGGGCTTCCCCCGGCACTGGCGGCATGGCTTTACCCACCAATAAGCCTGCCGCCCCAGACTTCAACAAAGCAGCCAAGGGCGCGACTCAGGCGATGTCTGGCGCGATGGATGTCACCAAGCCCCTGATGTTCGCTGGCATCGCGCAAGCCCCATTCAGGGCCGCAGCATTCTATGGAGCCGGGATACTTGCGGGCGAAGGAGCCAAAGAAGTAGCGGCAAAGATGGGCGCGACCCCCGACGAGCAAGAGTTCTTCCATACGCTCGGCTTCTTCCTGCCTGATGTGGCAGTTAAAGCCGCAGGACTCGAAGCGATGACCGAGCGCCAAGGGGATGTCAATCGCGCAACCGTCTCAGGCTTTGGCGGACGTGTTAAGGTCACAGGTGCCACCAGTCCCGAAGCCGTCGGTGTTGCTGGCAGGGTAGGGCCGTTTGAAGCGTCCTACGCCAAGCCGCGAAGCGCAGGAATTAACGTCTCCGACCAGGGGCCGACAGGACTCCCAGGGAACACTCCTCCTCCGAGTCCTACTGAGATCCAGTCCGCGGAATTGGTAGATGCTGTCACGGCTACTGCAGCGCGCGCAGCGTCGGACAAGCTGACTGCTGAAAGAATTGCTGGGGCCGCTCCTCCTCCTCCGCCCCCTCCTCCTCCGGGTGCGCCAGGATCGAAGCAGATTCCGTTGCCCGAGGGAATGGATCAGGGATCGTTGACTCAGAAGACGGTCGATTTGGCCGGCGCTGGCATCGATGCGCTTCCTCCTCCGCTAAAACCGCAGGGAATCCTGTCGTCGGTGCAAAACCTTGCGAAGTGGATTGTGTCGAAAGGAACCATCGTAGGACCGGACAACAAAGTCATCACGGTCACAGGCCAAAGTCCTCAGTCGCAAGAGCAATCGGCGAGAACGATCGCGACGAACATCATCAACGACGAGGTTGACCGGAGAGCGGAAGCGGCCCAAGCGCAACAGGACGCTCAGAAGGAAGCGATTGAGCAGCGCAAGGATGACATCGGACAGGCTAAAGAGGATCAAGCTGCGGCAGTGGAAGCCCCGAAAGCCGGAAGTGCGACTTCCGCTCAATCTTCCAGCCAAGAGCTTCCGGCAGTTCTACCAAACACGAAGCCTGTGATCGCGGCTCGTCAGGCTCTTCAATCACTTCCGGCTCTGATTCCTGCAGATCAGATGGAAAAGCGGTTGGCGGGTTTGGCTTTGACCACAGGACAACGCAAGGCTCTGGTGCAGGAAGAACTCGCGCGGCGGGAGAACGCGGCGAATGAGGCGGCGGTAAAAGCCCAAGGTTCTCCGCCAGCACCTGGGCAATCGGCCGAGGAGTTGCAACGATGGACGGATCGAGTAGCGGCTGGGGAGCATCCATACGTCCATGTTCCCACAGGATCAGCGTTCAAACCGTCAGGAATTGAAAATCTGACGAGAACGCCGGTCAAGGGAGCGCCGGTCAAAGAGTTCAACGGGACGTATTACCACGCACAGGATGTGAGCCCTGCGGAGATTCGGAAGGCGGCGCGGGACAAAACAGACCCTCAAGGGGCGCTGGACGCTCTTGAATCCGAATGGAGGGCTGGCGGACACGCGACCGAACTTAAGCCAGAGGATGTTGAGGAAGCGCCGGAAAGCAGTGAGCCGCCGCTTGCGAAAGGCATGATTCGCCTCTACCACGGAAGCGCAGAGCATGGTCGATACGAAGGACCAGCATGGTTTTCGACTGACAAGGCGTATGCCCGCGATTACCGACAGGGAGCAGAACTGCAGTATGCCGACATCCCAAAAGATAAGTGGCGCGAAATATCTGGCGAGGATTTGCCGAATGGAATCGCCGGAGCCAGCACGGCAGAATTAGACTCGTCCGTTACCGGACCGCGTAAGCCTCTGAATTCCAAACCCAAGGAACCCGGCAAGCTGATCGTCCATGAGCCGCGCACAGGCAAGACGACGGAAATCCCCGAGGAGTCGAAGCCGCTGGATTTCTCTAGGCTTGCCGAACTAACAGCAAAAGACGCCGACGCACGACGATTAGGCGATCCCATAGATGAACGCAATGCTTTGGGTAAAGAGATCGCCGCCGAATACGATCGCTTGCTAGAATCTGGGGCCAAGCGTTCCGATATGCGAAAGGCAGGTGTTGATCTTCATTCGGCTAAGGACTGGCACGACGTCTATTCCGAAGAAGAGGAGCCGTCCGAGCCGCTCCCGCCCGAAGTCTCCACCGGCCTTGCTCAGATCGCGGACGACAACGAGAGCACCATCGAGCAAGTCCTGTCCGACCCGGACGAAGGAAAGATAATTGCCACCGCACTCAGGAATGACGGTATTATCACCGATAGTGATATGAATCCCGCGACAGCCCTTCTTACCACAAAGACCCGGAAACAGATCACTGATTCGGTGCTCGAAACCGTTCTCGGGCCTGAACTCGTCAAGGAGACGCCTTCCTTTGTGAAGGACAAGTTCTCTGCCTCGCTCGGCACGATCCAGATCATCAACTCGAAGGATGACGAGTGGAACCTGTCTAAGCCATTGCAGGCGGCCGCGCAGAGTTTCAACGAGCACTTCAGGGGCGAAGAGTCTGGAGAAGTCGGACCGGTCGTCTCGGCGCTCAGGACGGCGCTGGATACGTATAGTCCCGAAGATTTTCGGTCAGCCATCCAGCAATACGCGATGACTGTCGAAGCGGCGCGAAACAACGAGCCCGATTCTGATCCGTGGTTCAGCTTCAATACTGCGTTCGGCACAGAACTGACCAAAGAGCAGTTCGACGGCGAGATGAAGGGGCTGAAGAATCCTGAGACGAAACCGCAGGACTCTGAGACGATTGCCGCTCCGAGTGAAACGGCTGCGGCCCCGGCTGAGACGAAGCCCATCGCCAAGGGCGACAAAGTAACCTACACGACCAACAAGGGCAAGGAGCGCAGCGGAGAAGTAGCCTGGACGGACGGGAAGAACGTCCGAATCAAGGATGGATCGTCTTCCGTGCAAAAGCCAATCGGCGATGTCAAGTTGACGAGTGTGGTTCCTGCGAATGAAGAAAGGCCAATAGAATCGCAGTCTCCCGGGCTATCAACTTCTGAAATCTCAGGCGAAGCGACCCTCGTCGACGCCCTGCAACTGGCCTTTGAGAATGGCCGCGGGCCGAAGGATTACAACGGCCTGAAGAAGATCGTCGCCGAGTTCGACGGTAAAGACCCTGACCAGCTGCGGATGAAGCAGGCGCAGGAAGCCTACGAGGCGATGCTCAACCGCGTCGCCTCTGCCATCGTCCTGAAGAACGAAGGAGGCTCTCGCGAGACGTTTGATCGCATGGTGAGGCTCTACGAAGGACAGCCGAATCTTGCCATCCGCACATCGACCAGCGTTCAAAACCAAGCCTATTCGACTCCGTTACCGCTGGCTTTCGTCGCCGACCGGCTGGCAGGAATCGACTTCAAACGCTCTACTGTCTACGAGCCCACGGCTGGCAACGGGGCTCTGCTAATCTCAGCCAACCCCGAAAAGACCCAAGCAAACGAACTTGATCCTAGTCGCGCCGCAACCCTCAAGGCGGAAGGTTTCAAGGTATCGACGCAGGACGCCTCCATATGGGTTCCGAACGAGAAGTTCGATGCCGTCGTCGCCAATCCTCCGTTCGGCCCTCTTCAGGGTCCGGTCAAGATCGACGGCTACTCCATCGTCAAATTGGATCACCTGATCGCCGCGAAAGCACTATCGGTGTTGAAAGACGACGGGAAAGGGACCATAATCATCGGAGCGGTAGGGCGAGAAGAGCCAGGCGCGACCACCAACGCGACACGACCCTTCTTCAACTGGCTCTATTCGCACTACAACGTCGTCTCCGACTTTGAACTGGAAGGCGATCTTTACTCCCGCCAGGGCGCTTCATGGCCGGTTCGGGTCATTGCGGTAGACGGTCGGCGAGTCGATCTAAGCAAGGTGAGTCCTGTCGCCGAGGACATCAAGCGTCTGAAGACGTGGAGCGAGGTCTATGACAAAGCAAGTGAGTATCTGGGCGCCAATCTTGAAGGACAACGACGAGCCGACGATGTCGCTGGCGGTTCAGGCGAACTACGTGCCGACCAAGGAGCAGTACCGCAGCCTGCTGGAAGAGGCGATGGAGGAACTGATCTCGTCAAGCCCGACTCAGGCTCGGCAGGCGATGGAGCAGTTGTGCGATCCCCGGATCAACCCCGACCTGTGCGCCATACAAGCCGAGTCCCCGACCCAGGACTGGGCAGTCCAGATATCACAGTGCGACCAGATGGGGATGTTGCTCGGTCGAATCAACTGGCAGAAGGAGAACCCCCCGCAAAAACTGTCAGACGAGAACTTGCCAAGTCTGATGGAAATCCTGCAAATGCTCTAGCCGACGAGAGCAACCAGTTCCAGGGGACGTATACTCCGTTCTCTTCCAAGAAAGATGTTGCGGTTATGGCTCCCAAAGCCCTGATCGCCCCCATGCACGAAGCGATGCAGAAGATCGCCGACGACGTTGGCGACATCGACCAGTGGGTCACCGACGAACTGGGATACTCCCACATCGATCAAATGCACGAAGCGTTCATGGGAACGCAAGTCGATGGAATCGCAGCCGCCATCTACAACATCAAGCAGGGCAAAGCCACTATTCTTGCGGCGCAAACCGGAATCGGCAAAGGGAGGATGGCCGCCGCCGTCATCCGCTGGGCCGAGATGCACGGCAAGATTCCAGTGTTCATCACCGCCGGGGATCAGCTATTCAGCGCCATGCACGCCGACCTGCACGACATTGGATCAGGCGACACCATCGCTCCGCTGCTCTTCAACGCGGACTCGACGATCACCGATCCTGTGACCGGCAAGAAAATCTTTGGAAACAATGGGTCGATGCGTCCTGTCTTCGAGCGCATCTCCCAAACGGCCGCGCTTCCCGCAGGACGCAATGCCGTCTTCCTGACTTACTCCCAGATCAACACGCCGAACCGCCAGCAGATAGCGCTTCAGGCTTTGGCTCCCAAGGCTGTTTTCATCATGGACGAGTCCCACAACGCCTCCGGAGCGGACTCGAACACAGGACAGTACCTCCAGAGCATCCTGTCGGCCTCCCAGGGCGTCACCTTCCTTTCGGCAACATGGGCGAAGCGTCCTGACAATCTCGCGCTCTACGCCAGCAAGACCGACTTGGGTCTGGCATTCCCCGACAAGGACAAGATGGCCGACGCGATCACGGCTGGAGGCGCGCCGCTTCAGGCCATCATCACCAGCCAGCTTGCGCAAGGAGCGCAATTCTCTAGGCCGGAAAGATCCTTCGACGGGATTGAGTTCAAGAACGTCGTCGCGCACGAGATGCAGAAGGAGCACGAGGCGATCTGCGACAAGGTGACGGAAGTCCTGCGCGGAATCGTGGCGGCGGACTCGACGTTCCATAATATCGACTTCGACAGGATCGTCAAAGAGGCGAAGAAAGCTGGCAAGTCGGCAGGCTCCAAGGGCGTGGTGGTCAATCACATGGAGTTCTCGTCCATCGTTCACAACCTCGTGAAGCAACTCCTCTTGGCCCTCAAAGCCGACCACGCAGCCGACATGATGATTCAGGCTATTGAGGACGGACAGAAGCCTATCTTCGCGCTAGAGAACACGATGGGATCGTTCCTAGGCCGGTACGTGGATGACGTAGGAGCGAAGGATGGCGACCTGCTGACCGGACTCAACTACTCCAAGATTCTGCATAAAGCGCTGGAAAGAACTCGGTACTACAACGAAACGGACGAGATGGGCAACAAGACGCGGATCAGCGTTCCGCTGGAAAAGCTGAGTCCTCCCGTCCGAGCGCAGTACGACGCGGCGCAGAAACTTATCGACGAACTGGACGTCGATCTTCCCGTCTCGCCCATCGACCACATCCGCAACCGGGTGGAGCAGGCTGGGTACAAGATCGCGGAAATCACCGGCAGGACTCAAGCCATCGACTACAGCGGCAACGTCCCGAAACTGAGTCTTGTGCCGGAAGACGAGCGCAAAGACCGCGTGGCGACGGCGACCAAGTTCAACAACGGCCAGATTCACGGCCTAATTCTGAACCAGGCAGGATCGACGGGCATCTCGCTCCACGCCTCGGAGAAGTTCAAGGATCAGCGCCCACGGCTGATGATTGTCGGCCAGCCTGCGGGCGACGTGAACATCGTCATGCAGATGCTCGGCAGGACGAATAGGACTGGACAGGTGCAGTTGCCGCTCTACGCGATGCTGGCTGTGGCGCTTCCTGCGGAGCAGCGTCCGGCGATCAATCTGGCGAAGAAGATGAAGTCGCTGAATGCGAACGTATCAAGCAACACCCAAGCGCACACTTCCGTTCAGGCTGTAGACCTAATGAACAAATACGGCGACCAAGTGATCGGCCAGTACCTCGTGGACAACCCGGAGATGATGAAGGCTCTGCACTTGGACGTGGAAGTAGGAGACGACGGCAAGCTATCTGGCACGGAGAATCTTGCCGTCAAAGCTACCGGCCGTTCCGCTCTTCTTCCTGTGAAGCAGCAGAAAGCGTTCATGGAAGCAATCTCTGACGCCTACACCGACAAGATCAACTTCCTGAACGAGACGGGACAGAACGACCTTGAGCCAAAGACTTACGACTTTGACGCCAAGCAGCTTCATTCGGAGCGCATCTACCAAGGCCCAGACCCCTCCTCTCCGTTTGGAGCCGACGCGCACTATGGCGAATATTCCATCAAAAGGCAGGGAACTCCTCTCACCCCAGAAGAAGTGAATGCCGAGATAGCGGAAACTTTCGGTCCTGCGGTGATGCAGCGCCCCATTCACGAGCGGGACACCATTGTCGCCAGAGAGATCGCCAACCACTTCGAGGAGCTCTACAAGCCCTACCTCGAAGGGCTAAAGACGGACGGCGCGATTGAACGGGCCGGGATGCTGCGTCAGATGGGACGCGCGATGCTCAACGAGTACCGAGTCGGCACAGGACTCTATGTGAACATCAACGGCGACGAGTTCAATGCCGTGGTGACTCGCATTGAGGGAGCGAAGCGGCAGAGCGGCAATCCCTACGCGCCATCCTCGTTGAAGTTCACTCTCGCGGTCAACGGGCCGCTCCGCAAGCTGAAGGTTCCGGGAACCGAACTTCGCAGGATCGTGCTGCACAATCTGGGAAGGAACGCCGACGTGCGGCAACTCTTCGCAGATCACGCGACAGGCCGGCAGAAGGCCAAGATCATCACCGGCAACGTCGTCAGCGCGTTATCTGCGAAGAGTTGCCGCACG